CTGTACTGCGATCGACACGCGCCCGCCGACGCCACCGACCTCCCGTGGGCGAGCGTGGCGCGAGGTGAAAAGTGATCCGCTTGCAGCGCATCCCGCCCAGCCTAGGACTCGCCTCCGGCTGGAATCTCTGGATCGGCCCCGTCGTGCTCCAGTATCACGACACCCGCACGGGAGGGCTCCTGTGGTCGCAGCGTACCGGCGGGCTGCGCGTCGGGTGGTGTCACGTGAAGGTCTTGTGGAGGTGGACGTGACCGACATCGAGCACATCCGCACCATCCTTGCGATGGTCATGCCGGATCCGAAGGCGACATCGATTACGATCGACAACGGCCCTCGTAACGCTCTGCTCGCGGCCATGCCCGCGCTCCTGGACGAACTCGAACGCCTGCGGGCCGAGATCGCCACGGCCCGCGAAGAAAGCGGCCCCGCGCGGTCCCGTCTCTGGCGGGAGTTGCGTGCCGAAAACGCCACGCTCCGCGCGATGCTCGAGGGCGAACGCGCGCAGAACGAAGTGGACCGGCAGCGAGGTGCGAAGTGAAATCGTGTGCCGATCTGAACCTCGAAGCGGCCGAAACCGCCCTCGCCGCCATCGAGGCCCTCTGCCGCGGCGAGACGCCCGATCCGTTGCCAGACCATTCGGCGGTGCGGGCGGTGGTGGAGCTGCACGACCAATTCGTCCACGCCGATATCGCAGATCGTACGGCCCGGATTGCACTGCACAACATCGAACGGGAGCGCGACGCCGCGCGCGCCGAGGTCGAGAGGCTGAAAAAGCAAGACGATGATAAGGATTCCGCCGCCGAACAGGAGCTCGACGAGATGCGAACTGAACGCGACGCCGCCCGCGCAGAGGCAGCACGGCTACGCAGCGCCTCCGCGCAAGACAAAGACATTCATGCTGCGTTTGCCGCCGCGCTCGTCGTGCTTGCGCTGAGCCGGAAGGGGGCCGCGTGAACGCTCACGTCTTCTCCGCGCCCGCTCAGCCGGCCCACGACTACGTGGCCAGGCTCGACGATGGCTCGCTGGTCCGCCTCAGGACGTCGCCACGCGCAACGACGTGGTGTCACAGGTGCCTGCTTCGCCGCCGCTTCGCGAACCTCGTCGTGCGCGTCTACTACGACGGGCATCGCTTCTCTTGCGCGGAGCCTTGTAAGCGCCCGAGCCGGCGGGAGATGCGCGAGCGGGTCCGCGTGGCGAAGGCCAGGGGGGCGCGATGACGCCCATTGCCGCTCTGCTCGCCGATCTCGTCACGGTCGAGCTGGACTCCGACTTCTCCCAGCAGGCACGCGGCGGCCCATGGTTCCGTCTCGTCGTCGGCGCCCTCAACGGCGAGGGCGGGATTGCGGATACCGATTCATGGTCCCGCGAAGGCGCCGAGGACGAGGCGCAGAGTGTTCGCGTCGGAGTCGCCGCCATCCTTCGCCGGCACCCCGAGGCGCTGCGGGAGCTGCTCGGGGGCCATGTAGCAGCGCGTGCCCCTCTGCCCCGTACCCGTATCGGCCTCATGCACTCACTCGCCGAAGCGCAGCTTGCGCTCGACCGGGCAGCCGAGATTGCCAAGGTGGTTGCCCAAGATCACGCCGCGAGGCTCGACGCGTTCTACGACGGATTGCTCGAAGCGCAAGACGACCTGATCCGAGACGTCACCGCCGAGGAGCATGCGGCGGCCCTGGATGCCAGTGAGGCGCTTCTTGCCCGGCATGACCAGTTGACGGCCGGGTGGCCGAAGGAGGGTGCATGAAGCGCCTGCTGCTTGTCGAAGTCGACGCTCTAGACGAGCACTGCGGCCCGTGCCCGCTATTCCGCGCCAATAGACACACGCACTGCGGGACCGGCCGCTGCACCGCGTTCGGGAAGAACATCAGCATCATCGGTCGGGCCGACACGCCGCTACAGCACCCGAATAGGGCGAAGCGCCTCCCGGAGTGCCTCGCCGCCGAGGCCGCAGCGAAGGGAGAGCATCACGGGGGCGAGGTGCCCGACCATGACAACGCGGAGCCGCATCGGCGGCTCGTCGACGCCCTGACGCGGGAGGGGGTCTATGTGCCGGGGGACCAGGCGGTTGACGAAGGTTCGGAAGGGGACGAGGTGCAAGGGTGAAGTACGAGGAGTTCATTGCGCAGAAGCGCATTGTGGTTCCAGACGTCGGCCTGGCGAAGACGCCACCGCTGAACGACAAGCTATTCCCGTTCCAGAAGGACGTGGTGGCATGGGCCCTGCGGCGTGGCCGTGCCGCATTGTTCGAGGACTGCGGTTTAGGAAAGACGATTCAACAGTTGGAATGGTCCCGCTGCGTCGCGGAGCACACCGGCGGCCGCGTACTCATCCTCGCCCCGCTCGCGGTATCGGGGCAGACGGTGCGCGAAGGGAAGAAGTTCGGGATCGATGTCGCCTACGCGCGGGGTCAAGGGGGCGCCACCGGGGCAGTGACCATCACGAACTACGAGATGCTCGACCACTTCGACCCGGGCGCCTTCGCGGGTGTCGTACTTGACGAGAGCTCCATCGTGAAGGCTTATACGGGAGCGACGAAGACGAAGCTCTTGGAGCGCTTCGCTGCGACGCCGTATCGCCTCGCCTGCACGGCCACGCCGGCGCCGAACGACCATCTCGAGCTCGGCAACCACGCCGAGTTCCTTGGGATCCTCACGTCGCACGAGATGATCGCGCGCTGGTTCATCAACGACACGTCGACTTTTGGCACGTACCGATTGAAGGGTCACGCCGTCGTCCCGTTCTGGGACTGGGTCTCCTCGTGGGCGCGATGCGTTGGCAAGCCGAGCGACCTCGGCATGGCCTACTCCGACGACGGCTACACCCTGCCCGACTTGAAGCTGACGAAGCACGCGCTCGAGGTGGACGTGACGGCTGGGCGCGGCGAGATGCTCTTCCGGGCGCCCGACCTGTCTGCCACGAGCGTGCACAAGGAAAAGCGGCTCACCGTCCGGACGCGTGCCGCTAAGGTCGCCGAGCTCGTGCGCGCCGAGCCCGACGAGCAGTGGTTGCTTTGGTGCGAGACGGACTACGAGGCGGATGCGCTTCGTGAGGCGTTGCCGGAAGCGACTGATGTGCGCGGCTCCGACAAGCTGGAGACGAAGGAGGCGGCGCTGCTTGGATTCGCCGCTGGCGACGTCCGCATTCTACTGACCAAGCCCCGCCTCGCGGGTTTTGGGATGAACTTTCAGAACTGCGCGCGCGTCGCGTTCATCGGCCCGACGTTTAGCTTTGAGCAGTACTACCAAGCCACGAGACGCGTGCATCGCTTTGGCCAGCGCCGACGCGTCGAGGTGCACGTCGTCATGGCACAGACGGAGATTGAGATCTGGTCAATCTTGTTGCGGAAGGCGGCGGACCACGACGCGATGAAAGTCTCGATGTTCGAGGCGATGAGGCGGGCGCAGGCAAAGGAGGACCGCTCGGCGGTCGCCTACTGCCCAACGGTCAAGGCGAAGTTCCCTGAGTGGTTGAAGGAGGTCTCGTGAAGAAGAAGGCGGACGAGGTGTTGGTATTGGACGAGGCGCACGGCAACGGGTGGTCTCTCTACAACGCGGATTGCGTGGACTTCATCCGCCGTCTTCCGAGTAACTCTTTCGACTTAGGACTTTATAGTCCCCCGTTTGGAAATTTATACTGCTATTCTGACTCGGCGCGCGACCTCGGCAATTGCGCCAACGACTCCGAGTTCCTCTCGCAATACGCCTACCTCGTCACGGAGCTCTACCGCGTCATGCGGCCCGGCCGAGTCGTTTGCGTCCACTGCAAGGACCTCGTGAACTACAAGGGCCGCGACGGCGCGGCGGGCTTACGCGACCTGCCCGGCGACATCATCCGCGTTCACCAGGACGCGGGCTTCACGTTCCACTCGCGCGTGACCGTGTGGCGGTCGCCCGTAACGGAGATGCAAAAGACGAAGGCGCATGGCCTCCTCTACAAGCAGCTTCGGCGGGACTCCTCGTTCTCCCGGCAGGGCATGGCCGAGTACGTCATCACGTTCCGTAAGTGGGCGGACGATGACGCGACGGAGGAGAGCGACAAGCCCATCCCGGTCACGCACACGCACGACAGCTTCCCGCTGTCCCAGTGGCAAGAGTGGGCCTCGCCCGTCTGGATGAACTGCGACCTTACGGACGTGCTCAACGTGGAGCTCGCTCGCGAGGACAAAGACGAAAAGCACCTCTGCCCCCTGAGTTTGGACATCATCAAGCGCTGCGTCTGCCTCTGGAGCAACCCGGGCGAGGTCGTGTTCTCGCCCTTCGCGGGCGTCGGGTCCGAGGGCGTGGGCGCCGTCGAGAACGGACGCAAGTTCGTCGGCATTGAGCTCAAGGACAGCTACTTTCGGATCGCTCGGCGGAACCTCGCCGCGGCGGAACCTGAAGCTGCCGGCCGCCAGGTCGACCTCTTCGCCGCCGGTGGCGCATGAGGTCCGACGTCGTGGCCCTCTATGTCGACCCGAAGGGCCCTTACCCCGCGCTCGTCGCCGACTGCTGGGACGAGACGCGCGACGCGAAGCTCTACCCCGGACCCTGGCCCGTCGTCGCGCATCCGCCGTGTGGGCCGTGGGGACGGTTGCGGTTCCTCTGTCGACACCAAGATCCATCGTGCGGGCCCGCGGCAGTGGCGAGCGTCCGCGCGTTCGGCGGCGTTCTTGAGCACCCGTCGGAGTCCACGCTGTTCGCAGCGTGTGGCATGCCTCGGCCAGGCCAGTTGCCCGACGCTTGGGGGGGGGGTCACCGTGGCCATTAATCAGGTCGCGTGGGGCCACTGCTGCGCGAAGCCGACCTGGCTCTACTTCGTGGCCGTGGACCACGCCGCGATCGTTTCGGGCATCCGTCGCGGTGGCAGGCCGACTCATCGGGTGACGTCCGGCCCACGGGGGCCGCGTCTACCGTCGGCTACGAAGATCAAGCGACGTCTCACCCCGCCGGCGCTTGCTCACTGGCTTGTTGAGCTCGCAGCGACGGCTTCGCGCGTCTGGGGTGCCGCATGACCCCGATCATCGTCTCCCTGCCCCTCCGCCTCGAGTCCGTGGCCAACCTCCGGGAGCACTGGAGCAAGCGCGCCAAGCGGGCGAAGGAGCACCGGGCCGTAGTGGGCATGGCTGTCCGCATCCGTGCCAATCAGCCGTGGCCCGAGCGCGTTGACGTGCTGCTCGTCCGGATTGCCCCGCGGCCACTCGACGACGACAACCTCCGCGGGGCCTTCAAAGCGTGCCGCGATTCCGTAGCTGACGTGCTTGGGGTCGACGACGCCGATCCGCGGGTCACGTGGCGATACGACCAGGAGAAGCCGCCGAAGGGTGCGCCTAAGGCAGAGCGGTACGGGTTGAGGATTGAGCTGCGCGCAAGCGGCGTAACGCACGAGCAGCACTCTGCAATCGGTGGGCCGCTTCGAAATGTCGACGGTTCGGGCCGGCCCGGTGTGGCGGGATGCGACAACGGGGTGTGCGGCTGTGGCGAAACGCGACACGGAGAAGGAGTGAGACGATGAGCATGAACAAGTGCGGTCACGAGTTCGTGGGTGCGGCAGATGGGGCCGCTTGTCCGACGTGCTCTGAGCAGGTCCACACGGCGTGGAAGAGTGGCGTCATCACGTTCGCGAAGGCAGGGACTGCGGTCGACGCCGGAGACTTCGTGGCCATTCGCCCCGACGGCTGCGTGGTTCCGGTGGTCTCCCCGAAGGCCGCGGGGCCGAGACGGGTGCAGGTCGGCGACGTGTGGGACGTGCGGCCAGACGTGTGCGGTTACGAGCGTGGGCCGAAGCGCGTCGTCCGCATTGGCAGCGGCTGGGCGGATTGCGGTCAGTCCGGGGGATTCCCGCTACGCTCCGACGGGACGGCATACCCCGAGGTCTGGATCCTTGTCCGCGCCGCCGAGGAAAAGGCTCGCCCGAAGGCGGCGGTGGGGCAGCGATGGCGATGGGGTGGGCCCGAGGCGTTCCACGTCGCGCGCGTCACTCACTACGATGCCGACCTCTACGAAGGCCCGCGCCACGCCTGTTCGGTCACGCTTGTCGACGGCACGCTGCCCGAGCCGTGGGAGTTCGTGGGTGAGGGGGAGGCGGTGCCGGACGACGCGGCTGCCATCGAGAGGGACAAGGAGCGGTACCCCCGAAACTACGCAGTTCGTCAGCCTTCGGCGGAGCCGAACCCGTACGCAGCGGTCGACGGCGACGACGGTGGCGACTGGAAGCCGCCCGACCAGCGGGTCATCGACTTCCTGAGCGCGCCGGCGTCGTTCAGCGGCCTGCCTTTCCCCGTACCACGGCCCCTGACGCTCACCGACTACGGGTGCACGCTCCGCGAGCTAGGCGTGGCGCCACCCGTCGTCATGCTCACGTCGTCGGGCCGCGTCCGGATGTACGTCGACGCGGCCGCCAAGGGTCTCGTCGAGGCCGCGCTTCGTCCGGTGGTGCCCGTGTCGATCGAGCTCGTCGTCGAGACATGGCAGGGCGTGCGCGAGCGCCTTCGCCGCACCGCCGAGGCCTTCGCCTTCCTCGCCGCGCCCGGCTTCGAGGTGCACCTCCGCCGCGTGGCCGTCGACAACGCGATCGCGGCGTGCCCGCCCGACTTGGACCCGAAGGGGTGGCGGGCGGCGGTGCTGGCGTGCGTCGAAGACGACAAGTCGGTCGGCGTCGATCTGGATGGTGACGATCCGGGGGCGTGGATTCCGCCGCCTGACTTCGCTGGATGGGTGCGTGCCGAGCTCGCGCTGGAGGACAGCAACGCGAGGGCCGCATATCTCAGGGCCGCCATGCCGAGCCCGCGGGTCAGGCGACGGGGGGAGGCGCTGTGACCTTCTACCTCCAACCCCAGCACTGCGGCCGCTGCGGCAAGACTGGCCACAACCGGCGCCGTTGTCGCGCAATCTTCGCTAGCGGCCCGTCGACGTGGAGTGCCACAAGTCGAAGCGCGCGAATGACGACGCCGCCCGACGAGAGGCAGTCGCAACAGGTCGCCATCCTCGTCACGCCGAGGATGCTGCGGCGGCTCGACATGCTCCGGGACACGTGGAGCCTCTACGAGCCGGGGCTGTCTCGAGCCGACGTCGTTCGGTCGCTTCTGGACCGGGAGCTCCCGACAGACAGCAAGCGCACAACCACCAACGGAAGGAAACGCCAATGATTATCGCAGTTGCTCCCCTTGTTCTCGCCATCGTCGGCCTGCTCGTTTGGGTGATGGCTGCCAACCCGAAGGCCTCGGAGGCCGGGAAGATTCTCTTCTTCTGCGGGGTGCTCGCTCTCGCGCTGTCGTTCTCGGGCAAGTCGTTCCACATCGGGTGATGGGCATGATGAAGCTCACGGCGGACGACGTGGAGTGCAACCTCGCGGTGCGGCGGTTGCCTGATGGCAGGACGTGGCTCGAGCTCGCCGAGGAGGTGTGCGCGAGGCGGGGGGCGATGCTGAGCGAGGTGCTGGGGCGGTCGCACCGCAACGGTGCGTCAGGCGTGCGTCAAGAGGTCTGGCATGAACTCAAGGCAATCAAGGTAGCGCGGTACTCGTTCGACGCCATCGCGGTGGCGTTCGACCGGGACCACGCGACCGTGCGCGTTGGCATCATGTCTCACCGGGAGAGGACGGCGAGGGAGCGAGTGAGGTTGTCGGTGGTGGAGCGGATGAAGCCGCTGGTAAAGGTGAGTGCATGAAGGACCTGGCGTTGGAATCTGAACTCAGCAGCGGCGACACTGCCCGCGAAGACGCGGCGCTGCGTATCGTCGCCGAGCGTTCGCGTACCAGGCTGGCAGTTGGTGGGCGCGGGACCCTCGTCGCTCCGGTCTCCGCTCCACCTGAGCTGTCACCTGAGACCGAATGTAAGCTCGCTGCCGGCGCGGGCAAGTGGGCTGCGCGTGTTCAGTCTGGCGTGTCCGAGGTGCTGCGCCGGTGCGAGTCACCAGTTGAGCGCCTCTTCCTGCTCGCAGCCATCGGACACCCGCAATCCGACTTGTTCGATGCCGGCACCCGGCGACGGTTTCACAAGGCGTGCGGCTTGTTGGTCGCGTGCGAGGTGTTGGACGGAGCGGCGCTGTTCGCGCTCCAGGCGCCAGCGGGAGACTACCGGCTCGACTTCGCGCTGGTGGCCGATGGTGGCGTGGTTGGTGTTGCCGTCGAGATCGACGGCCACGACTTCCACGAGACGAAGGTGGCGGCGGCGCGCGACAAGCGGCGAGACAGGGCCCTGACGGCTGCGGGCTGGAGCCCGCTCAGGTTCACGGGCTCCGAGGTGTGGCAGGACGCGGAGCGGTGCTTTGCCGAGGCGCTGGACGTGTTCCAGAGGCGAGGAGGATGGTCGGCATGACGTGGGTCAAGTTTCACGAGGAGCTCTGCTCGGGGGCCAAGAGGGGCCTGCCGAGGGCGACGCGGTTCATCCTGATGGAGCTCTCCCTGAAGGCGCGGAGAGGTCGCGGGGAGCTCCGATTGCCCCTCGGGATGAGCGACGTCGACGGTCTACACGACCTGCTCGGAGGAAATCGGAAGGAGATCGTGGTCGCGCTCAACGCGCTCACGGATGGCGATGACGCACCGCTCCGGCTCGAAGGGGAGTCGGGGGCCCGTCGTCTCGTCATCCCAAGCTGGTCCAGGTGGAACGCCGTCGAGGCCGGAAAAGCGTCGACTGAGCGATCCCGTCGGTACCGCGCAACGGTCGTGCAACGCGATGCAACGATCGTTGCAGACGAATGCAACGGTGAGGCAACGGTCGTGCAACGCGAAGGCAACGGTCGTGCAACGGTGCCCAGAGGAGAGGAGAGTAGATCAGAGGAGAAGAGAGAAGAAGGATCCCCCAAACCCCCACGACGGACGAAGCAGCCGAAGCCAGCGCCATTGCCGGTTGTGGCGTTCCCGCCGGACTGGGTGCCGAAGCCGGACCACTTCGCCTGGGCGAGGAACAGCGACGCCGTAGCGTTTCCGGAGCACGTCGTCGATGCCGAGGCCGACGAGTTCCGGGACAAGGCATTGGCAAAGGGCACCATGCACGCGGACTGGGACGCCGCCTTTCGCACGTGGCTTCGCAACGCCCGCCGCTTTCACCCGGAGCTACCGCGGGCGCTTCCAATCCCCGAGGGTGGGCCGCCGCCATTGCCTCCAGTCAGGCCAGAGATCGCCGAAGCGGCCGCACAGCTATCACTTGACCCCACGCCGCACGATTACCTCGACCCGCTCAAGAAGTTTGGGCTTCTTGGCCAGGAGTAGATAATGAAGCGCAGTCCCGAAGTTAGGCTGTACGCCGCCCCGTCGCCACCGCCCGGCACCCCAACGCCGCACAACCTTGAGGCCGAGAGGGTAGTATTGTCCGACCTGATGTGCGGTGGCCACGTGGCACTCGTGCGTGACATCCTCCGCGTCGAGGACTTCTTCGCATCGGCTCACCGGCTCATGTTCGAGGCGATTCTCGCCATTGACGACGAGCACGTCGAGCCCGACGACGCCGCCGTCGCGATGTACCTACATGCGCAGCGGAAGCTTGGCGCGCACGGCGCAGACGCCGCTTACCTGAAGGAGGTCGCGAACGCCACGCCCTTCGCGGGCAACGTCGAGTTTCACGCGAAGGTTGTTGCCCACTTAGGAATTCGACGACAGATTATTGCAGAGTGCCAAACCATTGCCGCTGAGGGCTACGGCGTCCTCGAGGACGACGTGTCTTGGATTCGTCGAGCCCCGTCCCGTCTCGCGGCGCTCGCCGACAGGTCCGTTCGTTCTGACGCGGTATTCGTCGGCAGGTCGATTCAGGATGCCATGGGCCCGGTCGCCGAGAAGGTTGACCGCAAAGAGCGGGGGCTTCCGGTGCGGATCTCCGGGGTCACTACCGGTTTCGCAAATCTCGACAAGTACACGGGCGGACTTCACCGCGGGCAGCTTACGCTCGTATCAGGCATTACTGGCCGCGGGAAGACGGCGTTCGGCATGAGTCTGGCGATGAACGCTGCCGCAAGCGACCCGTTCGACGGTCAGCCTCATTGCGGGGTCGCGGTGTTCTCACTTGAGATGGCGCGCGACGACATCGGTCTACGTCTCGCATGCGCACAGGCACTTGTGAGCGGCGAGGCGTTGCTACAGGGCACCGTTTCCAGGGATGAGGCCGATCGCCTGTTCGGTGCCACCAACTGGCTTTCTCGGCTACCCATGATGATCGACGACACCAAGCGGCTGACTACTTCCGCTCTCCGAGCAAAGGCGCGGCGTTGTGCGGCTGAACTTGATCGCAGGGGCGCACCGCTGCGCGTGATCCTTGTCGATTACATCCAGCTCATGGATGGGCGCGACCTTGTGGACCGCAGTGCCAATCGCGAGCAACAGCTCGCGGCGGTATCGAAGGCGCTTGTCGAGATCGCTGTGGAGTTCAAGGTCTCGCTCGTCGCGCTGGCGCAGCTGAACAAGAGCGGCGAGATTCGGGAGAGCCAGGCGATGCTCATGGATGCCCACAATTGGTGGGATATTGAGCGTGAGGCCGAAACCCCAAACGCCCCAAGGCACCCCGAGATCCCTGAGCCCGTGCGTGTGCACATCCGCAAGCAGCGCAGTGGACGCTCCGGGGTGGCAGCGGACATGTGGTTCCACTCTTCCTATGTTCTGTTCTCCGACCAGGAGCGAGTATGAGCCGCACGCAGAACGAGGCCGCCTTCCTCGGCGCCGTTGTCGTCAACGTTGCCTACCTCGCCGTCGAGGAGCGCATGAAGTCGTACGCGTTCGCGACGGCGCGGTTCGCGGACGTCTGGACCGCCATCGGCGTCGCCACGAGGTTCAACCGGTTTCGCATCTTCGACGACGGCGTGCTCGCGGTTGCTGCGTACGTGCGGCAGAAGCACGGCGACGCGGACGCGCTCCGCCAGTGTCTGGATGCGTACGAGGCGGCAACGGCGGGGACCACGGTCGAAGACTTGGCAGCCAGGCTGCTGTCTGGAGAGGATGCGGCATGAGCAAGCGACAGTCGTTCACGCTCGGGACCGAGACCTTCGTCACCAAGAGCGCGGCTGACAAGCGGATTGCCGGCGTGCTCGCGAAGTACGCGCCCGGTGCCGTGCTTGATGATGCGGACGAGGCCTTCGTGCGCGCGGTCCTCGCCAACCACCAATCCGCGGCCGAGAAGATCGGCGTGGGCGTTGACCATCTCGAGGTCATGCGAAGCGACTTCGGGAATCGCTGCTTCTGCATCGTGCGCGTCGACGGGTCGCGGATCGACTTCAGCTACAAGTCCTGCCTCACGCCGCGCAGCGCGCTCGACGACTTCAAGAAAGCGTGCCGCACCTCCGTCGTCGACTCAGTGCTCGCGTTCAAGTCGATGGCGTTCGCGCTGTCTGGGTCGCTCACGTGCCCCATCACCGGAGAGGTGGTCACGTGGGACACCTGCCACGTTGACCACGCCGAGCCCTGGACGTTCGACGCCATCCTTGCGGCGTTTATCGCCGAGTACGGCTCGACTGCATCGGTCGACGCCGCGGGCGGGACGACGACGCGGTTTCTGAACGAGCCCGACGCGCTCATGTTCCGCGCGTATCACGATGCGCGGGCCTCGCTGCGCGTCGTGAGTCGGACGGCGAACCTCTCGACGCTGAGGAAGGGCCGATGAGCTCGAAGCCCGGCACCTGCCCCACCTGCGGCGCCCCCTTCCCGGTCCCGCCGCCCGGCAAGGCCCTGGTCTGGAGCATTCACTACTGCTCGGCCACGCCCGCGTACGCGCCGCCGGAGCAAGAGAAGGCCCCGCCACCGAAGGGCAACCCGAAGTGATCGGCGAACGCTTCGAGCGCCAAGACGGCTGGATCGGCGAAGTCACCTCCGTCCGCGCCATCGGCTGGGCCGGCTTCGTGGTCTCGCTCCGCAACGTCAACAACCAAGACCCGCCGTCGGTGGACATCACAGACCGGGAGCTCGGGATGTGGCGCAACTGCGGCCCAGCCGTGGAGGACATTGCGAAGCGCCACGGGTTCCAGTTCTACGGGACCGTCGAGGAAGCGAGCGGAGGCAAGCCATGAAGTTCTACGTCTGGGACCAGGACCGCAAACGCGCCTACGTCGACCGCGGCTACGAGACCCGCGAGGAAGCCGACGAGGTGCTGGACGACCTGCTCAGGTACTACCCCGGTGGCCACGACTGGCGCCGTCGGTTGGCCGTTCGGGAGGGCGAGGCGGCGCACCCGAAGCCAGACACGACACCCAAAAGGCACCGCGCGGACGTTTCACGGGCTGTTTCACGGGCTGTCACCCTCCCAGACGGGCGCCGGGCCGTCCTGGTGCTCTCGGAGGCTCAGGCGCGGGTGCTGGACGCCTATGTGTCCGCGCTCACAATGCGCGGCACGACCCCTCAGCTCGGAGAGGTTGGGCGCCTGGCGGGTATCGCGTCGAAGGGAGTGGTGCACAGGCACCTTGCGGCGCTCGAGGCGATGGGAATCGCAATCGCAAAAAACGACACGCGGTTTAGTGGGTTCTCACAACCGGCGCGATCGTCGCGTGTCAGGACTGGGCAAGTGGCTGCGCCGTAGCGCCGGCCCGAAAGGTATCCCCATGGCAACTGCCAACATTCTCCCCGCTCAGGCCCACGTGGTCATCGCCAACATGGTCTCCCGCCTGCCCCGCGCCGACGTCGACGCCCTGCTCCTCGGCATGCTCACCGGAATCGCAGTGGTCGAACTGCGCAACGGGGCTGCGAGCGCACCTGTACCGTTCGGCGCCCCCGACATTCACATCAGGACCGTCAAGCCCCGCAAGGCCCGCAAGGCCAAGGCGGTTGCCAAGGCCGTCTCGGAGGCGCTCACGCCGGCAGGCAAGAAGGCTGGCGCGACGGGCCGCAGCGGGCTCCCGAAAGCGACCAAGGCGCCGAAGGCGAAGGCCGTGAAGGCGGCTGGCAGCAAGGGGCAGAAGCGCGACCCGGAGAAACTGGCGGCCCTGACCGACGAGCTGCTCGTGCACATCAAAGCGAACCCGAATCAGAGGATCGAGCAGATCGGCAAGTCGATGCTCGTGTCGACGAAGGAGCTGGCGCTGCCCGCGCGGAAGCTCATTGCCGACGGCTTCGTGGTCAAGTCCGGAAACAAGCGAAGCACCACCTATGCCGCGAAGGGCGGCAAAGTGAAGAGCGCCAACGGCGTCGCCGTCGCGGCGGAGTAGGCCATGAAGAACGGACAGAACGACGTCAAGTTCACGCGGGACCGGTACCAAACTACCTACACGGCGCGCCCGACGACCGTCCTTGGTCCCGTCGCCGGCGTGGCTGAGAAGATCGTGACGCACTTCGCGCTCATCGCGGCAGTGCCGGATGGCGAGGACTCCAGTGGCCAACAGAAGCACCGTCTCGCCACGCCGGAGGAACTCGCGAAGCGGGCCTGCGACGTGGCGCAGGCACTTGCTACGGAGCTTGAATCGCGCGGTCTGATCCATGACATGCCCGACGACGACGGCGAAGAACTCGTCAAGTCGGCGGCGGCGGCGGAGTGACCGGTGGCCGAGCTCGTCATCCGAACCGACGGCACCGCGGAGGGCACACTCGTGACGCTCAACGGCCTGCCGCTCGACGACGTGGCACACGTGAAGGTCGTCGTCCGCCGCCGCGACGAGACGGGCCTGCGGACCGCGCACGAAGTCGAGATCGCGGGCGGCGAGCTTGAACGGGTGCGACGGGATCGCAAGCTGAAGGCCGAAGGCGCCTGCCTGACGTGTGCGGGCTCCCGGAAGGTGGAAGCCGGGCTCTTGCCGGACTTCAAGCTCACGCGCGAGGTCGACTGTCACAATTGCGGCGGGACGGGAAAGGCCAAGCCGACGCCATGACTGTGGTCCTGAAAGGCTACGAACCCTGCAAGCTCTGCAAGGGCCGGGGCCGCGACAAGTACGGCGAGCGGCCGTGCCCGTTCTGCAACGGCACGACGTGGGCCATGGGGCGCGTCCCGTCCGCCGTGACCGCCGGGCACGTCCTCGGCGTGAGCATCCTGTCCGGTCTGGTCGCCACCGGCGCCTGGTTCTTCTTGGCCTGGGGCCTCGAGATGGCGTCGCCGTGGTGGCGTGGGCTCATCGTCGCCGTCGTCACGCTCACCTTCGGGCGGAGAGCGTGGGCCGGGAGGTTCCAGTCGTGACGCTCGCCTTTCGCATCAGGCACTCGAACAGCGGCGGCGAGATGTTCGGCACCATCTTGTCGACCGACGGCCCGCTGGTCACGCTGGCCTGCTGGTTCCGCCAAGACCCACGCCGGAAGGTCACAATGGTCTTCGAGCGGGCCTCTGGCTGGCAGCAGCTTGACGCTCGCTGGGGCGGCGGGCGCGGTGGGTGGAGGCTCGACTTGCAAGCGAGTGTGGCGGTGAGCGAGGAGCCAACAAGCGGAGACGAGGACGAGGTGCCAGAGGGCGCGGTGCTCAATTGAACCACCAAACCATCCAGAAACGCCGTCGCGGCCTCACGCGCCGCCAACGCAAGGCCGCCACCGAGCGCTGTCTCCGCCGAGGCCTTCGCGAGTGGGCTGCAATGGATGGCTTCGACCGCCGCGTCTTGCAGAGCATGGGCTTCGGCCCGAGCGACTTCGGTTGGCCTCGCAACGCCGGCAAGTGGCAGAAGCTTCGCGCGGAGGTCTACGCAACTGGGTCGGAGGCGTGGGCGAAGCTCACGCAGCGAAACGCCACCACGTTCGCCGAGCTGCACGGCCTGCCGGTGCCGACGGTGACCACGAGGACCGCGTGAGCAAGCCCAAGAAGACCACCGTCAAGAAGCCTAAGCCGCCGGAGCGCCCGAAGCGGGTGAGCTTCCCGGTGGACATCCAAGGCTACGAGACGGATGGGCCGATCGCGTGGGGCGGCATGCGAGGCCAATATCCAGTTGAGCTCGACATGGTGTTTGTGCTGACGACAGAGGAGCTCCGCGCGTTCGGACAGGCGTTGTTTTCGGGCGAGAGATTCACGCTCGTCGCCACCCGGATGCCAGTCAGGAACCGGAAGAAGCCATGAGCCTCCGAGCCCGCTCCCGCCGCCACCAGGCCCGAGCCAAGCGCTTCGAGGGCTGCTTCGTGATCCACGAACCCGGAGCCCGCGTTGCCGACGTCTGGCTCCGCCCCGGCGCCTTCACCCGAGAGCAGGTGTGCGCCTTCGTCAACGCGTCGAGCGAGATCGTCCGCGCCGAGCTTCACCACGCGCCCGGCACGAATGGCGGGCTCATGCTCCACATGAAGCCCGAGGGCTGGGCTGTGCTGCGTGCCTCGGCCGAGAAGGTCGGCGTCGTCGCCACCGTCGGCAGGTACGGGGTGACCGCCGAGGACGTCGAGAAGGCGCTGGCGGGAGGCGGAGAGCCATGATCGGCCGCCTGCTTATCTCCGGCGGGTCCGACGTCGTGGTCACCCGCTGCACGGTCACCCGCGCGTACGCAACAATGCAGGCGGCGGCCCTGCTTCTGTCGGCGGCCGGGTGCGACAAGGCCCGGTCCCTCGAGAGCTTCACGGTGCTCCTGGACATCTTGGAGGCGAAGGCCAAGTGACCAAGCCCTGCTGCGCCATGGCGGCCCACCTGCAGGCCGAGGCCATCGCTGAGGCCCTCCGGCAAGGGTACAGCGTCCGCGACGCCGCCAAGGCCTTCGGGGTGGGCAAGAGCGCCCTTGCGGAGCACCGCCGACACCTCGGCATCACGGGGAAGCCAGTCGCCAAGAGCAACCGTCCGGGAATCCCGGACAGTTCTCCGGACGCGGACACGGACAGCCAGACGGAGGTGGTTGGGGGGGACGATGTGTCCGGAGAGGTTGGCGAGCTTCTGTCCGCGGACAATGACTTTCCGCGCGCGCGCGACCCCTGTGCCACATGGGCAAAAGAAGCCTTTGGAATCCTAGACGACAAGCAACGTGTGAGGTTCATTACGAGGCGTTTGGTCTCCGGACACGAGTGGAAGTCGTCGGCGGACGTGCCCGCGCTGTCCGCGGTTTGGGGCGTTTCGGAGGACTGCGTTCGCGGGTACATGAAGCGCGCGGTGGACCTGGCGGCGGCGGACATGGGCGACGTGTCGCAGGCGCGGCTGGAGTCGCTTTCGTGGTGGCGTCACATGCGGGACCAGGCCGAGGACGCGGCTCAGGGGGACATCCCGGAGGACCTCGGCCCGGCCGTCGCGGCCGCTGCGCTGGGCAACAAGCCGAAGTTTTTGGCCGTGGCGGTCGAGTCGCAGAAGAACCACGACCGAGCGAGCGGCGTCGTCACCAGCAGCACGAACATTGTAGTTAACCTGTTGCAGAATCCGCTCGTCGACCGGATGCTTGCGGTGGTTCGGGAGCGGCTCGAGCCGTACCCCGATGCGCTGGCGGCCGTGGCCGAGGGGCTTCAAGCTTTGAAACTTGAGTACGCCGGGGCGAAGAGCCTGCCGGCAGGGAAGGGCAAGTGAAGCTCCTCGCCATGGTCCCCATCGAGGTCGACGACGAGCACCCGGACCGGTGCGGTGCGAAGTGCAGCGGTCTCATCACTGGGTACAACTACGACCGCTGTTGCTTCTTTCGCACGGCCGAGGGCGTGGCGATGATGCTCGCCATGAACGAGGACGAGGAGCCGCTGCGCCTTGCCCATTGCATCGCAGCCTCGGGGTCAGGAGTTCGTGCTGGGCGACGGCGGTAAGGTGCTCGGCATGACGGAGGGGTTCCACCGATGAAGCGCGCGCTTGTGGTTGTTGTCGACTCAGAGGAGCGCACCTGCGGCCGGTGCGCGTGGGCGCAGGAGCTTTTCAGGCAATGCGCGCTGTTCGACGAGCCGCTGGACTTGGGGGAAGATCGCGACGAGGACGGCAACCTTGTTTCGATTGCGACGCGCGTGCCGGCCTGCATCGAGGCTGAGAGGCTTGGCGCGAAGTGACATCTCCGGCGACCCGGGACGCGTTCCTCGACAAGGCGATCGGCATCATCACGGCGCCGTCGCCGAAGCAGGCCACCGACATGCTGGGCCCGAGCCTGTCTCTAGAGCGCCTCATCACGGGCACCGACATGGGCGCCTTCGCCCCCTCAGCCCCGCAGCTCGCCTTGATCCGCGCGCTGGAAGGCAAGCCCATCGGCGGGCTCCTGACGCCCGAGGAGATGACGTTCCACTTCGGCGTCGATGCCTTCCCGCCCCGCAAGCCGCGGGTCGTCTACCTCCGCACCGGCGTCCGGGCCGGCAAGAGCTTGATCTCCGCCATGGGCGGGCTGCTCTGGTCCTCGCTCGTCTGCGACATGTCCGGCGTGCGCAAGGGTGAGCTCGTGCGCGCGCCCATCGTCTCCGCTCGGCTCGACACGACGGGTGCCGCGTTCAGCCACTTGGTCGGGAGCATGACCGAGAGCGACCTGCTGAGGACGCTCCTGGTCGACGAGCCCGGCGCGGAGTCGTTCACGCTGCGCCGCCCCGACGGCTACCTGGTCAAGGTCGTCCTCCTCGCCGCGTCGCCAGGCGGGACGAACCTGCGTTCCACGTGGCTCTCCGGGTGCGTTCTCGACGAGGCCGACTTCTTCGACGGCGACGGCAAGCAGGCGAACCTTGGCGACCAGGTGAAGGCGGCGACGACGCGGCTCCTGCCGGGTGCGCAGCTCTACATGCCGAGCTCGCCCTGGTCGCGCGAGGGCTACTTCTACATCAACTTCGAGGCCGCGTTCGGCAAGCCGGGCCGCGAGTTCTCGTTCCACTCCGACACGTGCAGCATGAACACGTCGCCCGAGATGGCGGCGACCGTCGAGGCCGAGCGCGCCAAGGACCCGCACACGGCCGAGCGCGAATACGACGCCATCCCGCTCGACATCAACTCGTCGGCATTCTTCCCGGAGACCGCGCTCGACATCGCCGTGGTTCGAGGTCGTCAGCTCTTACCCCCGAACGGTGCGGAGCACGCGGCGGGCGTCGATCTCGGCTTTCGCAAGAACTCCTCGGCGCTGGCCCTTGCGCGCGTCGAGGGCGGCAAGGTGCAGCTCGCCCACTACGAGGAGCTTGTGCCGCTGCCCGGCAAGCCGCTGGTGCCGAGCGCGGTGATTGGGCAGTTCGCCTCGACGTGCAGGAGCTTCCGCGCTCGGGCGATGCGTGGCGACATGCACTACGTCGACATGGCCCACGACGAGCTCGCGAAGTGGCGCAAGGCCCACAGCTACGAGGTGGTCTACGACGAGGTGCAGCCGACGGCGGCGTTCAAGGCTGAGGAGTTCACGATCGTGCGGCGGCTCGCGGCCGAGGGACTTCTGGAGCTCCCCGACGACCCGCGCCTCTTGAACCAGTTTCGCGGCGCCAAGAGCCGGGCCGGTCCCGGCGGTGTCATTCAGATTCAGCTCCCCAAGGCGGGCCAGGCGCACGGCGACATTCTGATGGCGGCGGTGCTCGCAATCGCTAGAGCGGCGAAGAAGCTCAATCGGGCCCCTGGAGCACCGCCCAAGTTGCAGACGTACAGATCGCAGACGGACTGAGGCACACCGGACAGGCGCCGGTGCGGAGGAAAGCATGGCAACGTTTCAAGTCGCACCCGGGATTCGGGCAATGCTCACGGAGTACTTCCTGAGCGCGGAGAGCGAGCTCGGTATGCGGTCGAGCTTCGGCGTTCTCGTAGACGCAGCGTTGGGCGGCTGGTCGTCGAGCAGCGACCGCGAGCGGGCCCTTGACCGGAGGCACCGCCTCGGCCCGCATGCCACGTCCCCGGTCTCTCGGGCGCGAGAGGTGCGGACCATGCTCCTCGCTATCGGTTCGCAGCACGAGACGGTGCTCGACGCCATGTTCGGCATGAACGACTGGCCGCACACGGTCGACCATGCGTTCGGCAAGGGCATGGGCATCAAGGTCGTTAAGGCGCTCGGTGAGCTCGTTGGCGTGGCCCTCCTGACCGAGGCTGTGCGCAAGGGCTACGAGCGCGACAGGGACCGCAAGGCGGCGACGTTCGAGGTGCCGGCCACAGTGTTCCTCCGCACCGGCCGCCTCGACGCGTGGCGGCCAGGTGAGAGCCCCAAGCGGGCCACCAACGCCCGCCCGTGGGACACGCCCGGCGGGTGGCTGGTCGCGTGCTGCATGCAGCGAGACCAAGTGGGCAAGAGCCTGGATGTTGTGCGCGACGAGGCGGCGCAGATGGCACGGGGAGCTCTGTCGGCATTCGCGGACTCCGTGGGCGTGGACCCGTTCATGAGCTCGGAAGCGCGAGTCAATGGCACGCGCGAGCGCATTCCCATCGGCCACGTCGAGCGGGTGAGGGCGCCCGGAGGACGGTGGGCGTGATGGCCGCACAGTCGTCCGCCACCGGCCTCGAGGTCGTCGAGGGCTGGAAAGGCATCGCTGCGGCGCTCGCCGTCGACGAGAAGACGGCGCGTCGCTATGCGGCCCGAGAGGTCGACCCACTCCCGACGCGCGTGGACCACCGCGGCATCGTGTACATTCACAAGGCGGCCCTGGTGGCCTGGGTCCAGCGGCATGACCGGTCGACGCAGGACGTCACAGAGCTCGAACGCCTGCGAACCCTCGTGGAGCACCTGAGAACTTCCCGGCGTCTTCCCGAGCTTCCGCCGAGTGACCGCACCGCGATCGATAAGCCCGCAAAACGTAGAGCATGAATCGTTGGCAATGCCCGAACGCGGGCGTTGATGCCCGCCGCAGTCCGGCTATTGTCCAACGCGCGTCCAGACGAGCCCCCGCCGTCTAGCGCACTAGAAAGCTCACCCGCCCGGTGGGCTTTCGCGTTTCAGCACCTCGAACCTCCCCACGAGTAGCCGGCCCCGCTGCCCGGGCCGAGAGCCGCCGCGCGTTTCCCTCCTTCGTGCGTTCCGGTGGGCAGCAACCCTAACCCACGGAGCACCGCACGATGGCGTTGGACGAAAAGCCGACGCGCACCGCGGCCCTTGGTACACAGCTGGCGCCGCCGCCAACGATCGACCGATGGCCGATCGTCATCGGCCAAAACCTCACTGGTGCCTACCTCTCGGCGGCCTTTCGGCTCTGCACGAGCGGCTATCGGCACCAGTTCGTCGACGCGCTGAATGAGCTGCTCGAGCACGACGGCCACGCGCGCGGTGTCACCCGGCAGCGTGTGCTCGCCGTCGCTGGCGCCCGCGTTGAGCTCGACCCCGCGAAGCTCGAGCCAGACGACCCCGACGAGGAGCTCGCCAAGACCATTGCGGACGAGTGCCGCTACCAGTGGGACCGCATTCCCTATCGGTCGCAGCGCATCGCATCGTTGTGCTGGGGCATCATCTACGGCCTCTCGGGCCTTGAGATTGATTGGGACCGCAGCGAACTCTGGTGCGCCAGGGGGCTGCGATTCCTCCACTCGCGGCGCCTGAGCTTCCCGAATTCGTCCGCGTGGGACGTCTATATTTGGGACCAGGGCGCGCTGGTCGGTGGTCCGCTCACCTCGGCCGGACTCTACGGCCTTCGGGTCAAAGACTACCCCAACAAATTCGTCATCCACGCGCCGCAGTTGAACGGCGACTATCCGACCCGCGACGGCGAGGGGCGGTACATCGCGTTTCTCCTGCTCATCAAGCGGATCATCCTCCGCGCGAGCGCACAGGACTTCGAGCGCACGATCCGGCCCTGGGTCGTCGCGTACTTCAACCGGCGCGCCGAAGGCGATGGCAAGGCCATTGCATCGGACGAGGACATTGCGTCGGCGGACGACGCGGTGAAAGCACTAGGCGCTGGGTCGCTGAACGCGGCCACGCTGCCCGACACGGTGCGCATCGATATCCTGAAGGCCGCGAGCTCGCTGGACGCTCAGCAGTTCCTCGAATGGATCGACGCGCAGATTAGCAAGTCGCTGCTCGGTCAGACCTTCACGACTGAAGCCGGCAAGTTCGGCTCGCGCTCCACGGCGCAGGTCGGAGAGAACGGCACGCAGGTCATCACTCGCTACGACGGCGCGTGCCTGGCCGACACCCTTCAAGAGGACCTCTTCGGCGCCATCGTCCGGCTCAACTGGCCGGACAAGGTGCATCTCGCTCCCACGATTCGCGTCGTTACCGACGAGAAGCCGGACCCGAAGCGGATCATGGAGCTCGCCGCGCAGGGCACGTCAATTGACATGCCCATCAGCATCAAGGGGCTCGCCGAGCTGACGGGTTTGCCGATGGCCGACCCCGAGGACCCCGACGACGACCGCACTCGGATGCTCATGCCGGGGAGAACGGCCGCGCCTCCCGACCCAAACGAATCCGTCGTCGCCCCCGAGGCTGACGGCACCGAACCCGTCGATACCCACGACCAGGCGGCCGAGCCGCCGACCTGAGGACTCACTATGCCCACGTATTCGACCCCCACGCGAGAGCACCTCGGCGGCGACGCCTACGCCATTGGCGACTACGCGGTCAGCCTGGCCGCCGCGCTTCAGGCGACGACGACGCCCATGGCCGTGATCGACACGAAGGGCGCCATCCTCGCGGCCGGCACGCCCCTCGCTGCGTACGCAGGTTCGACGCCCGGCATCACGCTCGACAACTCCAAGGCCGTCGGTGTCCGCTGGAAGGGCGGTACGCTCACGACGATTTGGACGTACGTCGACCTGCCGCTCGACCTCGATCCGACGTATCCGGTCACTGCCGTCTTCCTGGTCTCCAAGAGCGGTGCGACGGCCACGGATGTCGCATCGATCACGGTTGCCGCGTATGCGCAAACGGTCGGCGCTCTCGAGGACGCGCCTTCGAACATCGGCTCCGTCTCGACCGCGCTCACGACCGCTCAGGCATCTCTCACGGCGCAGACCGTCACGCAGCTCCAGGCGCAAATCTACCTGCCTCCCACGGTGCCGGCGCGTCTGTCGGTCTCGCTCACGCCGAGCGGCACGCTCGTGACCGACGACCTGATGCTCAACAGCGCCTACCTCTCGTACACGCGTCGCCCGGCGTGTCCGCGCGTGGTCATCGATCTCAAGGCAGCAATCCTCTCCGCCGGCACGCCCATGGCGGCGTGGGTCAACAACGCAGGCGCCTCGGCTCCAGGCGTTACCCTCGACAACGCCAAAGCGGTCGGGATTCGGTGGAACAATCAGGCGGGCCAGACGGCCATCTTCAGCTACTTCGAGCTGCCCGCCGACATGGATGTCACGAAGCCTTCGGTCTTCGTGGTCCTCGCCAGCAAGAGCGGCGCGACCGGCGGTGACGCCACGACGTTCGACGTTGCCGTGTTCGAGCAGGTTGCAGGCGCAGCGGAGGACGCGACTACGAGCTTCGGTGGCACGACGAGCGCGCTCGTCGGCACCGCGACCGCGAAGACGGTCGGAAAGGTCACGCTCGGCATCGCGGCCAACATCTTCACGGCAGGTCCGCACCGCGTGACCGTGAGCATCAAGCCCACGGACGGCACGCTCGGCACCGACGACGCGATGTGTAACGGCTTCTGGTTCGAGTACACCAAGAAGGTCGCGACGCCGATCATTCCGATCGACTTCAAGGCGTCGGTGCTCGCAGCGGGTACGCCGATGGCTGCGTGGGCCGACAACTCGGGCGCTTCGGCCCCCGGCGTTCGGCTCAACAACTCGAAGGCGATGGGGATTCGCTGGAACAACTTCGCCACGCAGACGGCGATCTTCTCCGAGACGGACCTCCCGCTGAACCTCGACTTCACGCAGCCGATGACGCTCGCGCTGCTCGTCAGCAAGTCGGGCGCCACGGCTGCGGACACCGCTCCGTTCACGGTGGCCATCTGGCAGCAGCTCGCAGGTTCGCTCGAGTCCGCGGGCCCGACGTTCAGCGGCCTTACCACGGCAATCGCGTCGCCCACGGCAACGGCCAAGACCGTCTCGCGTCTGACGCTGACGATTCCCGGCAACACGTTCACTGCGACCAATGGGCGCCTGTCGATCAGCCTGAAGCCCACGGACAGCTTCCTGGGTACCGACGACCTGCTGCTCTGCGGGTCCTGGCTCGAATACACGGCACAGGGCCAGCTCGCACTGTCGTGACGTCTCCTGCGGACACCTGACGGAGACAGCCATGGCCGAGATCAGCACGAAGGCACGCAAGGCGTTGCCGGCGGGGACGTTCGCGCTGCCCGAGCAACGCAAGTACCCCCTGGAGAACGCAAGCCACGTTCGGAATGCGGCTGCGCGCTTGGAGGCGGCAAAGAAGTCCGGCGACGTCTCGCCGTCCGACTACGCGAAGGCGAAGAAGGCCATTGCGGCCGCCGCCAAGCGCTTCGGCATCAAGAGTCAATACAACATGGATCTTGGCGTGTCGGACGTGAGCCAAGCGGCTCCGGTTGCTGCACGCCGGCGCCGCCCGCTCGAGATGACGGTCACGCACCCGGACGGGCACAAGGTCGAGATTCGGCACCTGCACGACGACGTGTACTCGTTCCCTGGGTTCGAGCTCATCGCCCCCGTCACAACGGTCGAGATGTCCGCGGCCGAGCCGGCGAAGTGGATTCAGCTCGCCAAGCCCGGCACGTTCCGCGGTCACCGAGCCGGCCCGTTCGAGCTCAACGGCGACGTCTTCGGGCAGATCGTCTCGAACTTCAAGCGCGACGGCCAGCCCATCCCGATCGACCACGAACACCAAAGCGAGCTCCCGCCCGGCGACCTCGGGCCCGAAGGCGCACCGGCACAGGGCTGGATTCGCGACATGAAGATCGAGGCGGGGAACCTCTACGGCCTGGTCGAGTGGAATCCGAAGGCACGCAATCAGATTCGCGCGAACGAGTACCGCTACTTCAGCCCCGCGATCAACTTCCGAGCGAAGGATAGGGTCACTGGTGAGATCATCGGCGCCCGAATGTCGTCTGGAGCCATGACGAATTCACCCTATCTCGCCGGCATGGCCCCGCTTGCCGCGAGCGGCCAGATGTCCCTCGGCTCGGTGTCCGACAACGCAGGCGACTGGAGCTCGGTTGTGTTCTCGAGCCGCGCCGGAGCCATGGTGGCCAGCAACCTCGACGCATTCGCGCCCAAGGTCCGCGCCGCTCTCAAGATGAATGAGCTCGCCTCAATGCGCGAATGCTCGGACCAAGTGGGTCGGCTGCGCGACCTCTACGAGACCGCGCCGCACGCGTACGCCACTCATCAGGGCGTCGACCTCGGCGGGTACACCGACGCCCTGTCCTCGCTCATGGGCATGGGCGGGAGCTGCACCGTCGAGCAGCTGCTCAATGCAGTCCAAGAGATGATCGATGCGGCCATCGCGCAGCACGAGGCCATCTTGCATCCGGACGCCGCCGCCGACGTCTCCGAGATGGAAGACGAAGGTTTGTTGACCGCCACCGACGTGGCGATTCCTGAAGGAGATACCGCCATGTCGGTCGAGTTCACTGCACAGTTGAAGGACCACGAAGAGAAACTCGTCGCGCTCACGGCGCAGGTCGAGACCCAGAAGACCGAGAAGGCCGAGCTCTCCCTGAAGCTCAAGGACGCCGAGTCGCGCGCGGGCGCACTCGAGGTCGAGGTCAAGTCGCTGCGCGATGCCGAGACGGCGCGCGTCCAGCTGGCCCAGACGGACCGCGTGGCCGAGGCCTTCGACACCTACAAGGACAAGAAGGCGCTCTGCGCGGAGGACCGCGAGGCCATGGGCCTCACGCTCCGCGCGAACCCTGAGCTGTTCGAGAAGCTCTATCCGCGCGTCTCGGCAGACAAGCGCCACCTGCTCTCGAACCTGACGGGCTTGAGCGTTGGCGCGCCTGCCCAGCGTCCGCCGGCGTCCGGCTCGACTGACACCGTGCAGCTCTCGTTCCGCGACCTGTCTCGGCAGATTGCGCGCACGAAGCACATCTCGCTCGAAGCAGCGCAGCGCGAAGCGTACCGGATCCTGAAGAAGGCCGGCTGAGCACACAACCACTCCAACACACGAAGAGGGCAGCATGGCCATCAACTTCCAGGGGGCCGGTGCGCCCTCGTATTCGGATTTCACGTTCAAGAACTACTCCGCGTCGACGGACATCGCGGCGAACGTCGCAGTCAAGATCGACACGACCAACGTGCTCGGCGGCGCGGACAACGCCACGTGGGGCACCGTCGACACCCCCGGGATCATCCCGGTGACGGGTGACGGGCAGCTCGTCGTCGGCGTCACGATGGAGACGGCAAAGGCCGGCCAGACGTGCCGCGTGCGCACGGCAGGCATCGCTCCGATGCTCGCGGACGGCGCCATCACTGCTGGCGTGGCCGTCATGGCCAGTTCGACCTCTCTCAAGGTCGGCTTCGCCAAGGCCCAAACCGCTGCGCTCGCGCAGATTGGCTACGCCCTCAACACCACCAGCGCGGACAGCGAGCCTGTTCTCGTTCTCGTCGCCATCGCGAAGAACGCCTGAGGAACCAATGAGCAACGTCATCTCCTATCGCGACGAGAACTCGAACCGCGATCTCAAGCTCGACATCGACACGGGCCACGTCTACGACCTGTCCGGCAATCAGGTCGCGAAGTGGGATCCGGTCGACGACTTCCGTCAGCCGCTCGCGGACTACGCCCTGAGCTACAGCCAGGCGACCATGATTGCCGCCATGAAGGGCGCTGACCCGGACCGGGCTCATGCCATGGCGCAATCGTTCGCCGAAGAGTCCGGAATCGTCGCCATGGATCTCGGCGTGTCCGACATCCAGCAGTCGGCGCCCATTCCGAACTACGCGGCTGGGTACCGGAACGAGATGCCGATGGCGGATATGTTCTCGCCTCCGCTGCGGCAGCCCAAGCCGGCCGGCAAGTTCTACACGTTCGACAAGAACGACGCCTTCCAGCGCGCGCTGCCTGTCGGCGCAAGCGCGGCAAGCGGCGTGGACGAGATCGCCCCCCGTCTCGCGAACACGGGCTTCACGACCGTCGAGCGCGCCGTCGGTGCCTTCGTCGGTACGGAGATCGAAGCGGCCGCAGACGCGCCGCTCCGCATTCGTCAGGCGGCGGCAAAGCGCGTGATGAACGCGCTCAACATCGAGCGCGAGATTCGCGTCGCAAGCCTGGCCCGCACGCAGGGCAACTGGGATGCGAGCGTCTACGCTTCGGTGCTCTCGGGCGCGAAGTGGAACGGCGGCGCCACGAGCGATCCGATCGCAGACCTGCACGCTCGCCTCGAAGCGTCGTGGGGCACGGCGACCGGCATCATCATGGCCTACCCCACGTACAATGCCTTCGTCCGCAACCCTGCGGTCAAGGGCTACTACGCCTACAAGGACAGCACGGCGCCCATCCCGAAGCCGGCGGAGGTGAGCGCCCTGCTCCAGCTGCCGCCGATCTACGTGGCCAAGTTCCGCCACATCAACGCGGCTGGCACCCTCGTCTACACCTGGGGCGGCGACGTCGTGCTGGTTCGCCAGCCCGACCAGATGCCGCCGATGAACCAGGACGACGTGGCCACGAGCATCACGTTCCGCTGGGACGGCGCAACGGTCACGGACGGCGTGGCAAGCGGCGGCTTCATGGTGCGCGAATATTTCGTGCAGGACCGCGGCCCCATGGGCGGCAACAAGGTCGTCATCGTTCACCAGGACGCGGAGGTCATGACCTCCAAGTTCGTCGGTGGCCTGATCGCCGCCGCCTACCAGTGAGTCAGGCGATGGCGAAGGAAGAGCCGAAGAAGGACCCCAGCCCCAAGCTGGGAACCTACAAGGTCACGTTCGGGTCCGTCATCATCGGCGGCGGACTCAGCGTGCCGACTGGGGACCCGATCGAAGTACCCGAAGACGAGGCTGCGCGCCTCGTGGCCAGCGGAGTCCTCGCACCGCTCTGAGGTCTCACCATGAGCGTTTGGATCTCCTCTGCCGACGTAGAGGCCTTCCTGTCGCCCGCGGTGCTTCGCGAAATCTACGACGACACCAACCTGGGTCCGGGCGTCTTCGACCCGGCGACCTCGGCGGCGGTGCTGCTCGACATTGACGCTGCCGAGGGGCAAACGGCGTCGTACCTCCTGCCCGAGTACGCCATCGGCGTCATCGAAGCGACGGACCGCCTCGTGCGAATCCTCGCTCTCGAGTTTTTCCGCTCCTACGCGTTCGAGCGCCACCCCGAGCTCGTGCGCAGCGGGCAGGCCGCCGAGATGCGCAAGCGCGCGGACACCTTCGCGCTACGCGTGCAGGCAGCCACGCAGCGGCTCCCTGATACCACCGCGAAGCCAGCCAACGTCGGCGGCGTGGTCGTGTCGAACGGTCCTCGGGCCTTCCTCGACACGTCCGACGGAAGGTACATCGGAGGCGACTTCTAGATGTCCTTCTCCGTCGACTGGGACCTATCCGAGCTCCAGGCCGCCATGGCGGACGCCGACGGCATGCTCGACACGGGCGTGTCGGACGCCATCCAGACGGGCCTAGACGCCGGCGTGGCCTTCGCCAAGGCGAACCACACCTACAAGGACCAGACGGCCAACCTCACGGCCAGCATCGGCCACGAGGGCGACGCCCTGGTCGCGAAGGCCGACTACGCGAGCTTCGTGGAAGAGGCCACCTCTCCGCACGAGATCGAAGTCAAGAACGCGCGGGCGCTCCACTGGATTGGTCGCGACGGCGGCCACCGCTTCGCTCAGCGTGTTCAGCACCCTGGGACCTCGGCGCAGCCGTTTATGCAGCCGGCGGCGGAGCACGCAGCCGAGATCGCGAAGGCGACGATTGAGGGCAAGGTCGTCGGAGACATCCAAGCGCGCCTGAAGGGCTGAGCCATGGCCGACACGTACGGCGCGACCGAGCTGCCGGTTCTGGCGCCGACCGACGGCCCTGACCCCAACGTAGCGTCGCTCTCCGCGGTCTCCGACCCGGGCCTCGACGTCATGCTCGCCTTCATCAAGGCAGTCGTGAACGCCGAGATGGGCGACGCGTGGCGCAAGCGCGCTCCGGGCCAAGACCCCATCCGCTTCGTCTTCCCGTACAACCCGGAAGAGGCGGGCGGCGGGTTCTTCAACGACGCCAAGGGCGGCGCTCTCTACGGCTACCGCAAGCCCAACGTCGCCCCCTACGACTACACAGGCGAGTGGCTCGTCGCAGAGGACGCCTGGACGTTTCTCTGGGTCCCGCCCGAGCAGCCGCAAGCGCGCTCCGGGCCCTACAAGCCCATCATCTCCGGCCTCTCCAAGGTCATCTCGGACGCCATCTGGAAGACGCGCCACCCGGCCTACCAGAATCCTCTGGACCAAGACTCGAAGGCGCTCAACGTCGCCGCGCTGCCGAGCAGCATCCTGCTCACGAAGGCGACGCTCACGTCGCAGCACACGTACGCCGGCGCTGGCCTCGACGGCAGCATCGGCCCTGCCGTCATCACGCCTCCGCGCGGCGTGACCATCGCACTCGGCGGCACGGCTGGCAGTTTCACGCTCGGCTCGACCATCACGCTCTCGGGCCTCGACGTCCTCGGCTTCGCGCAGAGCGAGGTCTTCGTCATCCTGACGGGCGCGGAGACGTTCGCTTCGGCCAACGGCTACACTGCCGTCGTGAGCGTCGCAGTCGACGCGCAGACCGGCACTGCCGGCACCATCACCGTTGGCACAGGCGCCTTCGCCGGTCGTGGCACGCTGCTCCTTCCTGCGCTCGGCGCCATGAAGGTCTGGGCGCTCAAGCAAGCGGCCTGGCGCTACCTCAAGATTCAACGCGACAACGGCAAGCCGCTCGCATACCCGGCCGTCGAGTTCTCGTACGTCGTGCGTGAGCAGCGCGTTCGCGACACCGACGACCTCGCAGACGCCTCTCTGACGGCCTCGCTTCTGCGCTCCGACGGCTCGGTCATCGAGTCGTTTACTCCGTAGCTCCAACCCCACAGGTCAACATGCCCGCACCTCGCCCGCCGCGTCGACTCGTGGTGTTTGCCAATCCCTACTTCGCCCTGGACCACAACGGCATGCCATGCGGCGCCGTTCGCGAGGATACGGACCGCCGCATCCGCCGCTGGGTCGGCGCGAAGCTCTGCGTGCGCGTGAACGCATCGCAGATGGTCAAGGGCGTCGAAGAGGTCTCGGACCAGGATAACTGGTTCGAGTTCTCGGGCACTCAGGTCGAGATCGACGATACGCGCGACCACCGCGCGGCTCTTCGCGCCGGGCACCTCTTTCCGGCCAATCCGCACACCGCTCGTCGCGGGAGCTACGGGGAGCAGAAGCTCGAAGTGCTCCCGCTGGAGCAGGCCCTCGACTCGGCCCGCAAAGAGGCCGTTGCCAAGTGGCAGGCCGCCTACGGCGAGGAGCCCGCGTTCCTCGCCCACGAAGCCGAGAACGGCTCGCTCCACGCGCCTCCGCCGGCGAAGGCGGAACCCAAGCCCGAACCGAAAGCAGTCGCGCAGGCCGCGGCACCTCCGTCGAGCGCGCGGGTCGCGCCGGCCAAGGGGACCTGACATGCCCATCATCATCGCCGGCTTCTCGGCAAGCACGAAGCGCCCCGGCTTCTTCGGCCAAACCGTATTCGGCGCCGGCCCCATCAGCATCGGGTCGATCCCGCTCATCTGCCTGCTCTGCGGTCTCAAGAGCTCGGCGGGCACCATGACGGCGGACACGGACGTGCTCAGCGTCTCGGACCAGACGACGCTCAACACGTACGCCGGAGCGGGCAGCGAGCTCGCGCGCATGGGCTACGCTGCCCTCAGGGTCCCGGGAGTCCAGCTCAAGATCGCTTCGCCCACGAGCGGCGGCGGCGTCGCCGCGGTCGCCACGGTGACAATCGGCGGCACCTGGACGGTTGGCGGCACTGTCGGCGTTCGCGTCGGTGGCAAGCTCTACACGGCCGCGGTGGGCGCCGGCGACACGACCGACCAGGTTGGTGTCGCGCTCGCCGCGTCGATCAACGCCGACACCACTGCGCCGGTGACGGCCGCTGACCTCACGAGCGTCGTCACGCTCACGGTCAAGCAGGTCGGCATCCGCGGCAACGAATACATCGTCTTCAAGGACCTCACCGCGGCGCCGACAGGCCTCACGGTCACGCTCGCGGGCGGCGCGTCGGTCACGGGCGGCGGCGTTCTGTTCCACAACGGCACGGTCTCCGAGACCATGACCACGATGCTCGCGACGCTCTTCCCGGGGCGTTACCACCGCATCGCGATCGCGCAGAACGACGCGACGTCGCTGGCGGCCTGGAAGACGCAGCTCAACAACAAGGCGGCATCGACCGAGGGCCGGATGGAACACGCCGTCGTGTCGACGAACATCGCGCTCGCGTCCCTCGCGACCATCGCGACGACCACGCTCAACAACGAGCGCTTCCAGGCGTGCTGGCTCCTCAACTCTGAGAGTCACTCGAGCGAAATCAGCGCCTACATGGCGGCGCTCCGCACGTTCAAGGAACAGACGGACCCTGACAGCGGCTATGACGGCACGGTCCTCGCTGGCATCGCACCGCAGGCGGCGCCGAGCGACTGGGCTTCCAGCACGACTCAGGAGACGGCGCTCGGCGAAGGCGTGACGCCGCTCGTGACGAATAGCGACGGCACGGTCTCGGTCGTGCGCGCTGTCACGACGCACAGCCTCAACGGCTCCACGCCGGACTACCGCACGCTCGACGTGTCGCAAGCTGTCGTGCCCGACTACGTGCGCGACGTGCTGAACCTCGAGTGGACGACCAGCTTCGTCATCGCGAACCCGAAGGTCGCAGACAACCCCGACACGGCAGCCGGCGAGAAGCCGCGCCCCGCAGGCGTTGCCACGCCCAAGTCCTGGAATGACCGCGTGGCGGTCATCCTGTCGCAACTCGAGGACCAAACTATCCTCACGGAGACGGCGCTCAATCCGCCCGTCTCCGCCTTCGACGACAGCGGGCCGACTCCGCACATCCTCACGGCAGTCGCGGTCATCGCTACTCCCATCCAGCACCAGATCGGCGTGCAGGTCTCCGCTCTGAACGCGTAACGCGCTCGCTGACACGGATTCGCTCAAGAACGACGGAAGCCCTCGGCTCCGAAAGGCACAGTCATGGCAAGCACGACGACCTTCATGTCGTTCTACTACAACTCGAAGCGCATCGAAGCCGCCCAGAACTCCAACGTCGACATCGACAACAACGCGACGCAGATGATCGGCGACGGCAAGGTCATCTCTATCGCGCAGGGTGTCGCGACCGTCCAGATCACGGGCGACTTCGTGTTCGCGAACGACGATACCGACGCGGCAGGCATGACCTCCGACGTGATGAACCGCAAGACCGCAACGGTCTCCTTCCTGTTTGGCACCAAGCTCTTCTCGTGCGGCGTGCAGGCCACGAAGGCGTCGGTCAAGTCGACGTCGAAATCCGGCGAGACGACCATGGCGCTCACGCTCATCAACACCGAGGAGCCGAAGCTCGTCGGATGAAGTCCAACCTGGAGGCCAAGTGGCCAAGTTCTCCCAGATCGCGAAAGGCACCCGAGCGCTAAAGCAAGTCACTTTCCCGCTGCTGGACGGCGAGACCCAAGCGACGTGCTCTTTGCGCCCGCTCCTCGGTTCAGACGATGCAATCGTTCTGGACGAGGCGCGGGCTTTTGCCATTTCTCACAAGGTAGCCGACCCGAAGGACGGCAACCCGCTCTACGAATTCGGCAAGGCCATTGCTGTCTGTCTCCACGCGTGCGTGGACTCGGAGAGCGATCCCAAGAACCCGGATCCGTACTTCGAAAGCGCCGAGCAGATCCAGGCAGGCCTTGACCGTGAGCGCATCTTCCTCCTGTCCGAGTGGCAGGCGCGGCACCAAGAGTCGGTCTCGCCGCGCCCGTCGTCGAGCTCCGCCGAGGAGTACATCGCCGACATCTACAAGATCGCGTCCGCCGCCGAGGGCGAGGACCTCCCTTTCGCCTTGTGGCCGCGGTCCAGGCTCGAGAGCTCGTTTCTTTTTTCGGCCAACCTGCTTGTGAGCTTACTCGAGCGCAAGTCGCCTACTGGATCGGACTCCGCCGAGAAGCCGAGCAGCTCCGACCCAAGTCCCAAGCTTGATAGCTGACGCATGGGCGCCTTCAAGAACGAGCTCTTCCGGGCCCTCGCTGGCACGACGGAGAAGGTCGAGACGCGCGCGGCGCCTCGCGTCGTGGAGCTCCCCGGCACCGCGTTCGCGGACACCTGGGGCAACCGCCCGAAGCTCGGCAAGACGGTCAAGGTCGGCCTCAGGCTCACGAGCTCGGCGGACCTGCAATACTTCCGAACCGAGGCCAGCAAGCGCGCCGCCCGGGCCTTCCCGGACGACGAGGAGCGCCGCATCGAGGCGTTCCACGATGCCTTCTGCCGCGAGGCGCTGGGGCGCGCGCTGTGCCAGCCTGACGACGCCTCGCTGCCCTTTTGGGACGTGCAGGCCGACGCCGTGTTCGTGGCGCTCACGCCCGCAGGCGTGCGGACGCTGTGCGAGGAGTACGAGGTCCTGAAGGCGGCGACCGACCCGCTCGGCGAGGAGGTCGACGATGCTCGGCTCCACGCGCTCGGCGAGCTCATTGCGGCCGGCGACGCGTGGTCCGCCATGCCGTTCGAGCAGGCCCGCAAGGTGCGCCGGCTCCTTGGACGTGCGCTCACCATGATCGAAGGCGGGTAGCGTGGGCGACATCCGCATCGGCGTAAGTGCCGCCATCGACGGCTCGTTTGCCGCCGTCTTCGGTCAGATCGAAGGCATCAGCGCGAAGGCGCGCGCGAAAGTCTCCGCCGACGCCGCTGCCATGGGGACCTCGCAGGAGGCCGCTGCCATGAAGGCGGCCACCGCGGCGGAGAAGGCGGCTGCGAAGTCGAGCGCGGCTCAGGAGAAGGAGTACGCTAAGGCGCTCGCGAACGCCGAGAAGGCGAACGCGAAGATCGCGGCGTCGTTCGAGAAGGCGGCGCAGCAAGAGGCCACCGCGGCGCAGCGCTCCGCCCAACAGCGAGAGCGCGCCGACATGAAGGCGTTCGACGCGAAGGTCCGCGCTTCGCAGAAGGCCTACGACGCCGAGGAGCGCGACATCCAGCGCGTTGCCGCGGCCAAGATGAAGGCCGAGGAGAAGGCAGCTGCATTCGCCGGCCAGCAGGGCCGTGGCGGTCTCGCCGCCGGCGCCAGGAACGCCGTAGGCACGTTCGGCGGCATGGCGCGAGGCGCCGGCCGCCTCGGCATGGAGCTCGCCGGCGCGGCCGGCGTCAAGCTCGACATCGGTGCGCAGGCGAGCGCGGCGATGGGTGCCCAAGAGACGGCCTCGCTCCTGAGCCGCAAAGGCTTTCAGGAGGGCCAGGCCGGGATCCCAGGCCAGAAGCAAGACCCCGCCGCCATCCTCAAGGACATGCAGACGGCGGCCGACGCCACCGCGCACAGCACCAAAGACGTTGGCGACGCCATGATGGAATTCGTCAACAAGAGCGGCGACCTGCAAGGCGCGCGCGAGATGATTGGCGGCATCGGCATGCTCGCCAACTCGACGGGCGCCGACTTCAAGAAACTCGCCGCCGACGCTGGCGTCCTCAGCCTGAAGCTCGACGACAGCTTCGGCGCCGACAAGCGCGGCAAGATGCTCGCCATCAACGACATCATGCGGTCCCTGTCCGCGCAGGGAAAGCTCGGTGCCATCGACATGGCCGACCTCGCCGCTCAGCTTCCGAAGCTGCTTGCGGTCGCAGGCCGGTTCGGAGGTGACCGAGCGAACCTCATGAAGACGGTCGGCTTCCTCGCTCAGGAGTCCGCGAAGGCAGGCGGCAGCGGCAGCGCCGCGCAGGCTGTGACCGCCGTGTCGGCCATCGCGGCCACGTTCGGGAAGAAGGCGCGCCTTCAGGCCTTCGAGAAAGAGGGCATCAACGTCTGGGACGACCCTAAGACCAAGACGACGCTCAAAGACCCGATGCAGATCATCAAGGCCGCCCTCTTCAAGACGGGCGGCAACCAGGCCCAACTGGCCCAGCTGTTCGGCTCGCAGCAAGCCCTGAAGGGTGTCGAGGGTCTGCGGCAGACGTTCGTCTCGGCCGGCGGCGGGCAGAAGGGCCTCGACGCCATCAATAAGGAGTTCAAGGAGCTCGGCGGCGCCGTCCTTTCTCAGGCTCAGGTCGAGAAGGACAACGCCGAGCGTTTGAAGGAGAGCACCGCGCGCGCGCAGCTCTTCAACAACGCGCTCGAGCGTAGCGCCGGAGCCCTCGCCGAGAGGGTCCTGCCCGTTCTCGAGAAAGCGGCGCCGTCACTGCTCCAGTTCGCCGAGTCGATGGCAAAGGCCGTCGCGTGGGCCGCCGACAATCCGGGCAAGGTCATCGTCGGCGCCATCGTGGCGAGCATCGCGAAGGCCGCAATCGGGCAGGTGATTGCCGGCGCCCTCCAGAAGATGGTCCAGGGCACGGGCGGTCCTGGTGGCGGCCCCGCGGGCCTCGGCAGCAAGGCCGGCGCGGCCATGCTTGGCATCGGCGGCGGTGTCGCAATCGGGTCGGCCATCCTGTCGTCGGCGTCCGAGGAGCTCACGCGCACCACCGACAACATGAAGTCCGTCGAGGCGGACACCGAAGCGCTGAAGCAGGCGCGCGGCTCGGTCGCGGCTGGCACGATGACGAAGGAAGACCAGTTGGCTCTCCTTCAGGCCACGAACGAGAAGCAGCAGCTCCAGACGAAGGTGATGGATGCGGAGAACGCGTCGAGCCTCGTGGGCGTCGCAAGCGACATGTTCAGCAAGAGCACATTCGGTCTACTGGGCACGAGCGCCGACTCGGGCACCAGAGCGGACGCCGGCAACCTGGACGAGCTCAAGGAGCAGCTTGCGCAGAGCAAGGCCGTTCAGGAGCGCCTCGTCGAGGCGATGAAGGGCACGCTCACCGTCAAGGTTGTCGGTGGCAGCGCCGGGCAGAACGTCGACTCCGGCGACATCAAGTAGCCCCCGTGGCCACCGCATTCGACCAGCTCACCAAGATGAGCTTCGACGGGATTGCGTTTCCGATCTCCAAGTGCGTCACGCGCGGCGAGCATCGCATTCACACGCACGAATATCCGAAGACGCCCGGCGGCAGCCCCGAGATCCTGGGCCGGAAAAACTACACATTCCAGGTAGACGCGTTCTTCGTGCAGGGCGCCGCTGGCTACCCGCCGACCCTATGGCCGAACAGCCTCTCCGAGATTCGCGCACGAGGAGAGGCCGGCGACACGGCCACACTCCACGTCCCGACGATCGGCGACATCCCGGCGAAGCTGCGCACCTGGGAGCAGACGACCGACTTCGAGAAGCTGCTGAACGGCGAGCGCGCATCGTTCACCTTCGAGGAAGACCAGACCAACGACTTCCTCATCACGGGCATCGTCAACGTCACGACGTCGAGCCTGAGCGCCACGGCGAACGACTTCTTCATCCTGGCCAGCGTCAAGACGCCCAACATCTTTGACCAGCTCCAAGCCCTGGTCAACTCCGTGATTGGGCTCATCAACACGGTGCAGCTCTACGGCAACCTGCTCATGAACAAGCTGAACGCGCTCATGGGCCTCTTGTCGTTCCTCGACACCACCGTCTCGGCCCTGAACCTCGCCACGAACGCCGACCTGCTCGAGCGGTTCATGCTCCTCCGCGATAGCGCGCAGAAGCTCCAGGCTGACTCGCAGCGCAACAGCGCGAAGCTGATGCCGTTCACGACGCCGAAGATCATGTCGATCTCCGACGTGTCGCGCGCGCTCTACAACTCCAGCGCCAAGACGACCGCGCTCCTCAAGTTGAACGCGCTCGAAGACCCGCTCAACATCCCGCAGGGCCGCACGCTCCTCGTGCTCGCAGCGTAGCCCATGGCCTCGTCATCCGACGACATCGGCGGCCTGTCCGACCAGGTGACGCTTCGCCTGAACGGCAGCGACGTCCTCATCGCCGAGAGCTACGAAGTCAGGCAGAGCTACTTCGAGCAGCCGAGCACGTTTAGCATCACGCTCGGCAGCGGCGACGTCGCCAAGTACTTCCTCCAGACGTACGGACCGAACATCCCGTTCGAACTGCGCATCGGCAATATCGTCCAGTTCGTCGGCATGACGACGGCCATCGAGGCGAACGGCAACGCGAGCGCCACGACGGTCACCATTCACGGGCGCGACGGCATGTCGGCGCTCATCGAGAACAAGCTAGAAGCTGACAAGGCCTTCAGCAACGCTACCTACTCGGGCCTCATTCAGGACATCCTGACGTTCCTGGGCATCTCGTTCGTGCTCGTGACGGACCAGAACCAGGTGGGCGACAACCGGAAGAAGGCCGCCGGTGTTCCGGTGCAGGTCACCGAGATCCCGCCGGACCTCGCCGACATCCTCTCGACGGCCCTGCCGCAGAAGCCGCAGGTGCAGGGCAAGGCAGGCGAGACGGTCTATCACTACCTGAAGCGTGAGCTCGACCGCGCCGGACTGTTTCTCTACTGCGGCGTCAACGGTCAATACTACCTCTCCGCGCCGGCTCGTAACCAAGCGCCGGCTTGCCGCATCGCTCGGCAGCGCGGCGCCTCGCCGAACCTCGTCAACGTCATCGACTACCGCTTCCGGTTCGACACCGTGGGGCGCTCGGCCCGGTACGTTGTCGTTGGCCGCGGCGGCGGCGCTCCCACGAGCTCGGGCGACCCGCTGCCCGATGAGCTCGCGGACCTCGGCGCTCCGGTCGGCTCACGTGTAGGCATTCGCGGCGAGTACGTCGACCCCGAGATGGTCGAGCTCGGGTTCACCAACGTCTGGGTGAAGCGCGACAAGCACGTCACGAGCAGCAAGCAGGCGGAGTACCTCGCTCGCAAGATGGGCGCGCAGGCCGCTAGACATCAGTTCGAGCTCACCTACAAGGTTTCGGGACACACGATCCCGGCGCTCGCGGGCGGCCGCATGGTCTGGTCCGTCGACACCATCGTTGACGTGCGAGACGACGAGCTGGGCATCGCAGGGCCCATGTGGGTCGAGTCCGTGACGCGGCGCCGCGACATGGGCGGCGGCACGATGACCGAGGTCAAGCTGCTGAAACCCGATTACCTGATCTTCGGACTCGAGGATTGACGTGGCAGAAGACCCGCACCTTCAAGCTGAGCTCTCTGTCGTGGGGTTCTCCGAGTACGTGAACGGCTTTCAGACCGTGACGCACATCGGACTCGGCAACAACGCGACGATGCCGCCGATGACGGCCTACTACCCGTGCGGGCTCGCTGGGCGGCCGCGCGACCCGGACAGCAAGAACGGCACGCCCACGGCCGGCGCTCCCTCCCTCACCTTCTGGGAGGGCTCTCGCGGGCACGCATTGCCCCTTGGTCCGGACCCGCGCGTGGTCGCGCAACTCCCGCCACTCAACAAGGGTGGCGTGCAGCTCTACGCGAACCGCGACGACAGCAAGGTTACGTTTCTCAACCTCGACGGCACGAACGGAGACACGACGCTCTACGTGCCCTACGCCGAGACGGCAATGGCCATCTCGGTCAAGGTGTCGACTCCTGGCACGGAGAACATCCAGATCGTCCACGGCTCCGGCATGGTCATCTCGATGCAGGCCGGCGGCAACAACTCAATCATCTTGAGCAACAAGGCGGGCGACGCCTACATCGAGATCGGCGACAACGGCATCACGCTCAACGGCAAGATCAACCACGTCGGCAACTTCAACGTTGGCATCCCGAGCCCGCTCGAGGTTGTGCCTCCACCGGTCCCTCCCGACGCTGTTGTGCTCGGAACACCCTTCACGGTGTGGCTCGCCGCTCTGACGGCTGCCGGGTTGGCGCTGTCTCCAACGCCGCTCGTCGTGCCGCCCATCGTCCTCGGCACAAGCACGAAGTTCAAGGCTGCGTGAGATGAGCCTGTGCGCGTTTCCGATCATCATCTTCGGCTTCGCGCTGCCATCGTTCTCGCTGCCTGCGCTGCCCTCGCTACCGTCGATCTCGTTCAGCCTGGACCTGGGCATCAACCTCCAGCTGCCGACCCTGCCGACGTTCGCGTTCGCGCTCCCGTCGTTCAGCCTGCCGAGCCTCCCGACGCTGCCGACGCTCTCGTTCAGCCTGGACCTCGGGATCGACTTGAAACTGCCGACCCTGCCGACGTTCGGGTTCGCGCTGCCGAGCTTCTCACTCCCGACGCTGCCGTCGCTCCCGACGTTCGCGATCCCGCCCTGCCCTCTGGACCTGATCCCTAACTGATGCGCCCCGGCTTCGCTCCTTGGATCAAGCCCGGCCCACGGCCGACGTTCCCTTATGAACCGACGGCGTGGGAGCGCTTCGTCGGGTGGCTGTTTGGTGAGTCCGCCTGATGGGCGCCGGAGACTACCCCGCAGGCGCAGGCCCAGCCGGCAGCGACCCCATCGTCTCGACCGGGCCAGCCGTCGACAAGCGGTTCCCGGTGCCGCTCTACGACCTTCAGTCGAAGGACTTCCCGCTGGACTCGTTCGGCGAGTACCGCGCGACGCATCCCGTCGACCAGGCGGTCAGCCTCGCTCTCGGCATCCAACTCGGGAAGGTCGCAGGCGACCCCACCCTCGGCAACTCGCTCAAGGCCATCATCAAGGCCGGCGGCCCGACGCTCCAGAACAACGTCGAGACACGCATCCGCACGGCGCTGAAGGCGCTGCTCGACGCGAGCGACATCGAGCTCGGGACCATCGTCGTCGAGACCATCCCGCTCGGCGGCTTCTTGGTGGCTATCCCGTACCGCAACCTCCGCGTGCTCTCGAGCCAGCAGCAGACCAAGCGCCTCCCGCTCACCTGACCCATGGGCACGATCTCGGACATCAACAGCCAGCTCGTCGTCTACACGCGCGACCAGGAGCGCGACCGGTACACGCGCTCCTACAAGGTCCGCCAGCCGGCCGCAGACGTGTCGGACGGCACGCAGCCGTTCCTGGACGCGTCGGTGCACGCTGACACCGGGCAGGTCCTCTACAACGACGCCAGCACGGTCGCCGACGCGACGAATATCTCGGACGCGCGTGGCAAGCGGCTCGACCTTTGGGGCGAGACCCTGGGCCGAGCACGCGCAGCAGCGACTGGCTCCCGCGGCTTCGTCATCGCGACGGCTGCCGGCGGTGGCGGCCTCATCCAGCAGGGCGACGAGGCCAAGGAGCCGAACAGCGGCCTCCGGTTCAAGTGCAGCGCCACCGCTGTCTACACGAACGGCCAAGAGGTGCCGATCGAAGCGATCGACACCGGCACGCAGACGAACCTCGCCGCTGGCACTGTGCTCCAGTGGACGGCTCCGCGGCCAGGCATCGGCCCCACGGCCGTCGTCTTCGCCGAGAGCGACGGGAGCGGCCTAACGGGCGGCCACCCCGAGGAAAGCGACGACGAGTACGCTGCTGCGCTCCTCGAGATTCGCGCGAACCCGCCGGCGAGCGGCAACGACGCCGAGTACCAGGAGACGGTCGAGAACATTCCAGGCCTCGCCGTCGAGAAGGCGTGGACGTATCCGGCCATCAACGGGCCGGGCTCAATGAGCTTCGTCTTCACCATGAGGACCGACGCCGTTGGCGACTCGCGCGTGCCGAACGCGGCGCAGATTGCCACGGCCCTCGCCGCACTAACGGCGAAGGAGCCTGGCGACGACGGGATCTTCGCCGCGGACCTCACGGAGTCGCCGGTCGCCGTCGTCTACAAGATCGACTGGAACGATACAGCATCCGACTGGATGGATACCACCACCTGGCCGCCGTACGACGCGTCGAGTCCCGTACACGTGACCACGGCCGTCACGCCGACCGCGACGTTCTTCAGGCTCACGACGACGAGCACGCTGGCAACCCCGGTCGTCGGGCAGACCATCGGCTTCTACAACGCAGCGGGCAAGACCTTCGTGCGCAAGCGCATCGGTGCCGTGGCTGTCATCGTGGCAAACAAGACGTGGGACATCACGTGCAGCACGTCGAACGCCGTGAGCGACACGAGCTACGTGCCTGTCAACCTTCAGATTGCCTCGCCCTGGAGCGACTCGCTGCCGACCATCGTACAGCCGACGCTCGCGCACTTCGCGAAGCTCGGGCCTGGCGAGCAGGTCTCTCCACTGCCTGACCCGGGCTTGCGGCAGAGGCGGCAGCCAGAGGCGCCGGCGCAATGGCCGAGCGCGCTCACGAACCGAATCGTGGAAGGACTCTTCAACACGCAATCGGTGCTCGACGCGCAGCTAGCGCTTCCGGTTGTGCCATATGATGCGCCGACGGGAACGCCCGGCGTCCTGTCCTATCTTTTGACCGTGGGCGACGTGGCGGCGTACCCGGAATGAGCACCGTCGTCACTTGGGACGAAGTGCCACCGCGGCGCCCGGTTCTCGCCGACTTCATCAATGGCGTCGACTATCAGAATGATACGCGCTATCCGCCCCCGACCGACCCCACGAACCCAGGCACCGGCAAGTTCTGCACTGCCAACTGGGCCAACCAAGTCGCGGGCCAGTGGGCAGCCTTCGGCCGCGTCTGTTTCTCACTCGTCGTTGACGTCGAGTACGACGGCACAACGCCATACGTAGCGCGCGCTATGACGCCCGGCGCCTGGCTCGACGCCCTCAATCCACGGGTCCCCGGTTCGTCCCCCGTCGTCGGCTCTGACGCGCCCTTCACGGTGGTCGAGAACGCTGCCGGCGACGTGGCGGTCGCGTGGCCCAGTGCTGCACTGCCGTCTGGCGCGGGCCTCGCGATCCCGCCCATGCTCGGCGTCCACGGCGCGACCGCGGCGAGCATCACCTACGGGGGCGCGATCAACGTTGGCCCGGGAACGATCGGTGTCCGCGTGCTGACGTTCTCGACCGCGCCGGCGGGCATCCGCGTCCCATTCACGTTCGCATTCGCGCTCTGACCCATGGCTACCGACGCACTCGACACGCTCTCCTGGGACCTCGACGCCGGAGACGGCGGCCCTCGGCGCCCGTCGCTCGACGACCTCGGCGGCGCCCAGCTCGAGGACGACGACCCGAACCCGAACCCGTCGGAGCCGAGCGCGGCTCCGCTCAACCAGATGACCTTGCAGGCGAGCGCAATCGCCAAGGTCATCCACGCAGCTGTTCTGTTCGTGGAGTTCACGGCCGGTGCGCCGGCGCTGACGCAGCTCAGTGCCGCCGGATCGCTCGTGAACTTTGGCACGTTCACGGTGACCGACAACGGCAACGGCGACACCACGATTACGTGGCCAGCGCAGTCGTCGCCGCCGACTGTGCCGCTGCCCGTGGCCAATTCAATCGCTACGGCAGCGTCCACTTCGGCGCGCATCATCACGACAACGGCCGCGACGAACGGCGTTCGCGTGCGCACGTGGAACTCGGCGGGCACGGCGACGGATACGAACTTCGCGCTCTACATCTTCTGATGCGCTTTTCCGTGTTCGCTAAATGTGGCCATCTCCGGCTGACCTCGAAGCCGAGCGACGCCGAGCTGCTCTACACGTCGAAGATCGCCGGCCTCGGCGACCAGTTCAACGTGACCGAAGGCAGCCGCATGGATGCCCTCTGCTACGCGCAGGCCATGGGCGAGGCGCGCATGCGCCGCAAGCTCGACCGCGCCGTCAACCAGCAGTATCCGTCCAGGCTCGTCGACTGTCTCGAGAAACGCGAGGCGGAGTTTCAAGTTGTCCCGTCGCCAGGCGACACGGTTACGCAGCGCCGAGCGACGCTTGAGGCGCGCTACCTGCTCCCGCTCGGGTGCAACAAGAACAACGTTGAGAACGCGCTCACGAGCCTGCTCGGCCCGGACTTCATCGCGTACCGCACGACGACGACCAGTGAGGCCGTGCTCTCTCCGCCGGCCATCGGCGGCCAGCCGATGAACCTTCAGCGCACCGACGTCACGCGCAAGCGCGTCACCTTCATCGATCCTGTAACGACGACGGCGCTCCCCGTCGTCATCAGGTACAGCCTCGCCGAGGGTGTTGCGCTCACGGATGCGGACGCGCTCGTAGTCGAGCCGGAGACGCGCGGTATCACGGAGACCGTCGCCGTCACGCACGGCTACTCGTCGACCGTCCTGAAGTTCGCAACGGTTACGACGGCCGTGACGACGACTGGCGCACACACGGTCAACTATACGCAGGCGCTCGGCGCCACGCCGCTCGCTGAGGGCGACGTCCTCGGCTTCATCCTGCCGACCGAGTACGTGCGCATCGACGCGATCACGGCAACCACGTTGACGGCCACGTTCTCAAAGCTGCACACGTTCCTCACTCCGACAGGCATCCCAGTGAGCACATGGCCCGGGAATGCCCTCGTGGCGACCTTCGCGAACGCACACGGCGTCGGATGCATTGGGACGACCATGCCATATCCGTACTGGAGCTCCACGAAGCGACACAGCCTGATTGTTCTCACGGCCGCAGCGGCCGCTTCGCTCGACGTCCGCCGCAAGGTCCACGCGCTCATGAAGCGCATCGCCCGCGAGGTGAGCACATGGGAGATCGTCGTCGAATCCACGCCGGGGCACACGGGCGCCTTCATCATCGGCACGTCGACGCTTGGCGGACACACGCTCGGCGACATCACCTACTGACGTGGCGCACTTCTCACTGATTCGCCCCGGCGGCTGGGCAACGCTCACCGTCGACGGCGGCACAACCGACCCGGCGCTCTCGACGTTTCACACGGAGCTCGAGACCCTCGACGCCAATCTCTACAAGGCAGTCAACGGCGACGAGGGCGGCACCTGGGCGCCTGCCGCGGCCGTCATCATCAACGGCGCCGGGCTCCGCGTAGACGGCCCGCTGAGCCTCTCGAACGTCACCCTTGGCGCCGTCTTCGGCAACGTGGTCCTGACCTACGGGCACAGCGTCACCGTGAACAGCGGCGGCCACCTCGAAGCACAGAACGGCTCGGCAAGCATCATCGACGGCGGCTCCTCGTGGACGTTCACGGACACCGCGACGCTGGCGCTCACGGGCACAAGCTCCTTGCAGGCGAGCAGCACGTCGACGGTGCTCATCAACGGGACGTGCGCGTTCACGGCGACGAACGCCACGACCTACGTAGCGGGCTCTCGTGTTATCCACAATGGCGAGACGGCGAGCGGGACTGAGACCCGCACGGGGCAGACGGTGCTCGACGGGCCTCTGGCAAGCGTTGGCCTTCGCGACCACACGTACAGCGACGCGAACCAGAACATCGACCCGGGCGTCTATGACGTCATCTTCTTGCCGCCTCACATGGTTGCCGCTCGCACCTACACCTGCAACCTGCCGGCGAACAACGCACCGTGCCAGTGCACCATCTCGCGTGAGGCGGGCACCGGGTTCACCTTCAAGATCAAGAACAACGCGGGCGTGGACATCACGCCGACGCTGCTCTCCTCGCTCGTCTCCTGGGTGGAGCTCCAATTCGACACGGTGGCGGTGGACTGGATCTGCACTGGATACGGGTTCGGCGGATAGACAATGGCTCACAACGTACGCATCCGCGCAGGTGGCACCTGGACCAATGGGTCCACGCTGCTCTCCACGGAGATGGCCTCGTTCGACACCTCGCTGTTCAAGCAGGTCAACGGTGACGACGGGGGCAGCTGGGCTCCCGCAGCGCAAATCATCCTCGGCGGCTCAGGCATGTCGGTCACGGGCGCGTTCGCCTTCGCGAACCTGACGAGCGGCACCATCAACGGAACGCTCACCGTGGCCAACGGAGGCTTTCTCTACTTCGTGGCGGGCGCGACACTCGACATGCTGAACGGGGCCATCGGCACCTGGAACGGCAACGCGACGCTGACGTTCTCAGGCACCGCGGCGCTGCTCCTGACGAGCACCGCGCTCCTGTCGGCAGCCAACGGCACAACGGTCCAGCTCAACGGCGCGACGACCTTCGGTGCGACCGCCGTCGTCAGCTACAACGCGGCCACGACGGTGGCCTACGGCGGACAGACCTCGAGCGGCATTCTGACGCGCAGCGGGCAGACCATCCTGAGCGGCGGCTCGGCAAGCATCGGCTATCGCCTTACGACGCTCAGCGACGCAAGCCAGACAGTCGCGGGCGGCGCCTTCGACGTCGTGGTCATTCTGGGCGCGTTGACGAACGATTCCAACTTCCTGTTTTCGGTTCCGCCGAACAGCATCAAGTGCATGGTCCGCATCTCGCGCCCACTCGCCAACGCGAAGCTTGCGACGATCCTGAACTGGAACAGCGCCGTGCTGCACGTGATGGATAACACCGGCACTGGCGACCCGTGGCTCGAGCTCTACTTCAATGGGACCAACTGGGTTGTGCTTCGCTACGGAACGGGTGGCTGACAGATGACGACCGCAGTTCTCACCGTCGCCAAGAACGGCGGAACGCCTGCTAGCGGCGGCATCACGTGTGCAGCCTCGGACACCATCCAGCTCGGCGCGACGTCGACTGTCGGCTGGCCCATGGTGCCGGCTCCGCGGTACCGCATTCGCAAGTTCCCGCCGAGCTTCGCGCTGCCCGCTGGTTGGTCAAGCGACGCCAACGGGTACTACTACGACTTCAGCGGGACGCCGCCGCCCTCGTTCTCTGCGGGTACGACGTTCGGCAAGTGGAACTTCACGCTGACCGTCTACGGGCTCCCCACGGACGAGTACACGTGGCTGAGCCTCCACGGCTTGAACGGCGAGCGCGAGGTGGGCTCGGGAGAGACCAACCAGTTTGGTGCCGACTGGACGGTAGACCTGAACGCCACCATCCACGGCCTCTCTGTGGAGCCGATCGCCGACTTCTACCAGATCGTTGCTGGAGGCGCGACGCCGCAGTCGCTGGCCAGCGGCGACATCGGCCTTACGGGGACCGGCGAACTCAAGATCAAGTATGACACGGTGCATCTCCTCGCCCTGGCTGGGGATGACGTTGCGACGCTTGACACGTCCTACTCCGTCGAGTCGGCTCTCATCGTCAACGCCGTGTCTCGCATCGTTCTGCAAGTGGACGGAGTGGACCGGATTGCGGCTGACACGGCGGGCGCGATCGATATCACGTCGGCTGATGCCATCAACCTCACGGCGGGCAGCGCGACCAAGAACATCAAGCTCACCGGCCGCTTCGTGCAGGCGGGCGGCACGCTCACCGATGGGAACGAGACCATCAACGTCGGCACTGCGGTCGACTGGGTTTTCGATGGCGCGCTCACGGGAGACCGCACGAAGACGCTCGGCCTCACCGGCGTCTACGACACGGCGGAGCTCGTCGCCTACGTCATCAACTCGGCGGCGCACACGATGGCGTTCGTCAACGGCGGAACCTCGGGCGGCACGCTCATCACGGTGGCCAACTCTACGAAGATGACGCTGCGCTTCGTGTACGACTCAATGAGCGGCGACTGGTTCCTGGCAACGGCTCGCAAGACGTGACGTACCCGGCGCTTTGGACCCCGAAACACCTCGGCAGCCCGGGCGGCTGGTGGCGCGCGGACAACGTGACGCTCACGAGCGGCAAGGTGTCCACGTGGCAGGACATCGGCGGCGCGGGGCGCGACGTCACGCAGGGGACTGCGGGCAACCGGCCGACGCAGGTGGCGAGCGTTGTCAACGGGCGCCACGTTGTCCGGTTCGTCGGCGCGTCGCTCCAACATCTCGTATCGGCGTCTTTCACAGCCATTCCGCAACCGTTCACCATCTGGTTCGTTTGCAAAGCAGCAAGCCAGGGCGGAGTCCCGGTTGCATTGGGTGGTTTGTCAGGCGAAGCCATCGTATACGCCCCGTCAGCAACACAAGTAGCCATGTTCACGAATGGCGGCACATTCGCCGCAACGTTCGACATGACGGCTGCGTTTACGTCCTTCGTGTGCGTTTTCAACGGTGCGTCGTCTGCATTGCGTGCCAACGGATCGCAAATCGCATCAGGTACTACAGTCGAAGGACTGTCGCAGTTTGCTATCGGGGCGGCGGCCTATCTGCTCGGGTCAAATCCTTGGGACGGCGACATCGCCGACGTTGGCTTTACGAGGCAGGCGCTCTCAGGCACTGGCCGCGTCCGCTTAGAGAACTATATGCGTCGTCGATACGCCACGTGGTGACATGACCATCCCGCTCCCGCGCACGCTCCAACCGTCGGGCAACTCCGACGTTGCACGGGTGACCAACGCGCTGCGCTCCACGAGCGAGCTGATGCTCGAGGGCGGGCCATTCCTGTTCCTCAGCTCGGCGAGCATCGGCAGTGCGAGTACGCGCCTGCGCTTCCAGCGCGGCGCAACCATCACCACGTCGACGGGCGCGACGACGACCATCGACGGCGACATCGACGCCGGCCCGTGGCAAATCTTCGACGGCATCGGCACCGTCCGCTTCGGGCCGAATGCCCCTCGCGTCGTCCAGGCGGCGTGGTTCGGAAGCGGAGAGGCGGGCCTCTCCAAGGCCTTCGCCGCGCTCTACGCACATGGCGTTGTCGTGTCTCAACCTGGCGGCGCCACCATCTCAACGAACACCAGCCTCGGCACCATGGGCGACACGCTCCGGGTGACGTCTGGCAGCGCGCTGCGGCCGGCAGCGGGTGTGACGCTAACGGTCAACTGCATCGTCGACACGCCACCAGGCGTCGAGGCCTTCGACCTGTCGCTAGGCGGCACAGCCATCGTCGTGCCAGTCACGATCGCGTACCTCGCGCCGCTCTCGAGCACGGACAACGCTCCTCGTGTGCAGGCCGCTGCAATCGCGGCCGGTTACGCGGGCAAGGTCGTCATGCTGTCCGGCACGTGGCAGTGGGATACGGTCTGCGACCTGTCCAACGCTAGCGGCGTGACCATCGAAGCGCAGGGGCCTGGCACTCGGATCGTGTCGTCGCTGCCGCCAGGTCCAGGTGCTTCGCAATGTGTGTTCTACGCGATAGCCATTGCGCTTGGTCCGGCGACTACCATCGCAACTCAGCCAGCATTGGGAACGCGCACGCTGGTATGTGTCGATGACGTGTTCTCAGTCGGTGACTGGATTCGTGTAGTTGGGGCGACCAGCGTAGGGCAAACCTTTCGGATCCTGTCCAAGACAGGAGCCACATTGACCCTCGACGATGTTGTTGAGTTCACCTTCGCCGTAGGGAAAACGGTCACGGCCGTTCAAACGCCGCATGACATCCGACTGTTTGGCAATGGTGCGGTCATCACTGGCACTGGCGATCGGGCGTTCGAAATTTCGGCCGCGCAACGTTGCCGCGTCACTGGGTGGCGGGTGACGAATGAGTCCGGCTTTTTCACCTCTATTGTATGCTCGTTCGACATCGCCGGACGCGACAACATCTTCGATGACATGGAGGTAGACGGAGACGGCATCGCATTCGGCGGCCTTGCGCTAGAGAACCAGGTGAGGTCGGGCATCTTTCGTTCGCGCGTCCGGCGCGTTGGAAGCAATGGTCAGGGGGGTGGGGTTCTTGTATCGGCGTCGCGTCAATTTCATGTCGCCCATGTTGACGCGACGGCAAGCTATCTCGGCATCTCGTTGGGCCCTAGTTCGGTGGATGACACGGAAGCATGCCGTAATGGCGCAGTCGTCGACTGCTCCGCGCTTGATTCCACTACGAGCGGGCTCATCGTCTACGGCGGCGCCGGGATCGACATTGAGCGATTCAATGGCTCCCGATCTGGCGGCACCGGCGCGGCCTTCGTCGTATGGGACGGCGTTGCGTGTGTTGGAGCGAAGCTCACCGACATCACCGTAAGCGACTGTGGTAACGCGGGCCTTGGGGTCGAGGCGGGAGGTCACCTGATCGCCCACGGACTCACCGCCGACCGCTGCGCGCAGTACGGCATCAACGTAAATGGCGCAGGCGCCAACGTCCACGTGGTTGGGTACGAGTCGCGCGACGGTGCGGGACCTTGGGCCATCACTGCCGACTCGAGCTTGTCGATCGCTCAGGCGTATACCGCGACCACAACAGACAACTTCTGGAGCGCCGTACTGACCGCCGGCAAGGTGAGCCTAGACGAGTACGTGGGCGAAAAAGTCGGAAGCCACACGGGGGTGAAAGTGTTGGTCGGCGTCTCGGGTGTCGCGACGCTTTCTCTGCGACGCGTGCGCACGATTGGCGCGATCGATATCGGTGTGGGTACGGCTGCCGTAGCGTGCCTCATCCGTCGTGGCGATGATGTTGACCTGTCGTCGTGCCTGACTCCGTGGAGCATCGACGCTGCGAGTAGAGCGAACTTCGGCCAAGTCGCGCTCACGGGCTCCACCCCCGTCGCCGTCGCTGGATACTTCCTCGCCGACGATCCCGTCGCGCTATCGTTCCGTACGCTCGGCGGGACGCAGGGCGCGCAACCGGTGCTCACCGCGAAGGCCGCCAACTCGTTCTCTGTGAAGGGTACGTCTGGAGACACGTCCACCTACGACTGGAAAGCTGGGTAGCGCATGTCCGCTAACGATAACGGCAACGGCTACGAGGCGGACTCGCTCCGCGCAACAGTCCTCGCGTGGAAGGCCGAGGACTTCGCGGACGAGAAGACGGCCGAGGCGCTGCTCGTCATCGGCCACGGCCTCATCGAGGGCCTGCAGCGTGGTGTCGACAACGGCCGCAAGCTGAGCGCAATCGAGGGCGAGCTTGGTAGCTTTGGACTGACCATCGCGAACGAGTTATCGGCCATCAAGGCCGTACTTGAGCTCTGGGACTCGAAGCACGCCGAGCTGAGTCTCAAGATCGCGAAGGAGTTTCGCGATCAGCGCATTGCGCTCCAGGACGTGGCCGCGCGCGTGAGGCGGATGGATGGCGAGCGCTCCGTCACGCTCGCCGACGTCGACGCCGTTCGGAAGTCTTGGAACGATATGACCGTCCTCATGGCCACACTGGACGAGCGGCAGAAGCAGACCGAGCGCGAGGTCGGACTGATTCGGCACGACGTGGTTGACACGAAGCAGCGCGAGATCATGTCGGCGGAGCACGCCGTCGAAGTGCTGGCCGCCGAGAACCGCAAGCTCACTGTCGACGTTGCAACGCGCGCATCGATTGCGGACGTCGAACTCAAGAAGACGGAGCTCACGCTCAGCCACGGCTCGAAGGAATCGGCGTCGACCTGGCGGCGCGACCTCGTGCGGCTCGTCGTCGTCGCGGTCGTCACGCTGGCCGTTGGCTACGTTGCCGCCCGGCTCGGGGTGTCTGCTCAGCCGCTGCCCACTGCTCCAGCGGCTCCGGCCGCTGCTCCCCACTGAGGACCCCATGCTCGATATTCTGAAAGATCCCTCCGTTCTGCTTGTGGCCTGCGTGGCCCTCTACCTCGTCTGCCGTAGCCTCAAGGGCAAGGTCTCCGATCGCCTGCTTCCGGTCCTTTCGACGGCGGGCGGCATCGCCATCGGTGTCGCTCACGGCCTCGGCATGGGCGAGGGCCCGAAGGCGGCGCTCATGTCGACCCTGACGGGCCTCGTCGCAGGCCTGGCTGGCTCGGGCATGCATGAGAACGTGAAGGCCGCCAAGGCGCCGCCAAGCGCCCCCGCGGGCGACGGGCCTCCGACCCCGAAGTCGCCGAGGGCCCCGCCGCCGAGCGATGTGGCGCGCATCGCGTGGGCAACGGGCCTGCTCGCCGTATGGGGCGGGCTTGGGCTCACGTGGGCTGCGTGCACTGCCGGCGAGCGCAAGACGGCCGCGGACATCGCCAACGCGGCAGAGCCGGTCTGCGAGGAGGGCTTGCGGCTCTTGGCGGCTCCAGAGCTCGCGGGTCTTTGCGTCGGCGTCACAGAGTTGGAGTCAATCATCGCCGAGCTCGTCTCGGAGCACAGCAGCAAGCTCGGCAGCACGGTCGTCGGCGACGGGGGCATGCGCACGGCAGCGCCATGGCGCCCGAGCATGGCAGACGTGCACCGCAGGCTCGCGGCGAAGCGCGCGAAGGACGCCGGCAAGTGATTCTCCGGTCGCGCTTCCTCCCTCACGACCCGCGCCTCGGCCGCCACGTTGCACACGACGACCGGTCCCTCGCGTTCCCCGCCGAGCAGGCGGAGCACCGGACGATTCGCTGGGAGCGCAACGTGGCTCCCTTCGACCAGGGTCAGCTTGGGTCCTGCACAGGCAATGCGGCCGTTGGCTGCGTCTCTACGGCGCCCTTCGGTAGGCACATGACCGAGGCGGACGCCGTGAGCGTCTACGCCCAGGCGACGCACCACGACCACATCCTCGGCGTCTACCCGCCTTTCGACACCGGCTCAAGCGGCCTCGCCGTGATGCGGGTCATGAAGACGCGTGGCTGGATCTCTGGGTACAAGCACGCCTTCTCGCCGTCGCACGCCATCGGCGCGCTCATGCTCGGGCCTGGGATCTCGGGGCTCACGTGGTTGACAGGTTGCGACGAGCCCGATGCGCACGGCGTGGTTCGCTATCGCGGCACCGTTCGCGGCGGCCACGAGGTGGAGCTCGTCGGCTACGACGCGGGCGCACGGCTCGTCTGGTTTTGTAATAGCTGGGGCACCTCGTGGGGCAAGGACGGCTACTTCGCCATGAGCTACGACGACTTCGCGCTTGCACTGGCCGACCACGGCGACGCGACGTTTCCCGTTGCGTGACACAGCGGGGAGCTCAAACGGTGTATTGTAATCGCTGCGGCTCACCATACTCGATTGCGGAGCCGTGCGCGTGCCGCAAGACTCCAACGATGCGACCGGGATCGTCTTCCACCGTCAGGAAGATGTCCGACGACGCCATCTTAGGCCTTGTCGATGAGAGCCTCGCGCGCTGCCCCATGGAGCATCGCCGCGAGGGCGACCGCGTTCGGTCCGAGCTTCTGTACGGCGACCGCACCCAGGCCATTCGCGACCTCCTAATCTGGCGAAGCAAGTTTGAGGATGCATGAGCGACCGCCCGATGCGCGACTCCGAGGTGACGCCCGCGATGACCGCGTGGGCCGAGTCGATCGAATACGACAAGAGTAAGCGTCACGTCGGCTACGAGGAGCACCGGCAGTTCGGGCCGCTATACGTGACCGCGCGCGTGACCTGGCACGACACCATCGGCCGCACCGGGCAGACTGGCGTCCACATCCTCGGCACGAACCTCTACGTCGCGACGAGCCTGCCGCCGGTTGCTCCGTTCGACGCGGACTACAGCCCAGCTCGACCTCAGGCCAAGGGCGTCGATCTCTCGAGCTACCAGCGCGGTGCCGACCTCGAACGCATCGCCGCGGCGGGCAACACGTTCGTCATCGCCAAAGCGAGTGAGGGGATGACGCTCACGGACTCCGCCTTCGGCGAGCACATTGCGCGTGCGAAGGACGCGGCGCTCCTCACCGGCGCCTACCACTTCCTACGCACGACCGATCCTCGCGCGCAGATGCGGCGATTCGTCGAGGTCGTTGACCGCGCGGGCACTGTCGACCTCCCCCTCGCGGTCGACGTCGAATGGCAGTCGTCCACGTCGGCGCTCGGCGGCCTCGATGCCGGAGCGTTCGGCGATCTCGTGCTCACGGCCGTCGAGGAGCTCGGCGAGCTCTTGATGCCCCGCCGGCCGCTGCTCTACACGGCGCCAGGGTTCTGGTCCCTATTGCCTCGCGCGGAGCGTGCGGAGGCGGCCCGACGCTGCGACTTGTGGCTTGCCCATTACACTACTGGCTCACCGCTCACGCCGAGCGATTGGCCCAGCTGGGCCTTCTGGCAGTGGACCGACTCGGCCTCGGTCTCCGGCTACCCGGGCCACGCCGACGCCAACCGCTTCGCTGGCTCTGCGGTCGACCTCCTCGCCTGGTGCTCAGGTGCGGCGCTGCCACACGCGCGGACACACGTCGACCTCTCGACGCTGCTCGGGTGCCAACGAGCGCTCAACATCATCGGCGCACGCCCGCCGCTTGCCGAGGACGGGCTTCCTGGGCCTGCAACCACGGCCGCCGTTGTCGCGTTCCAGAAGCGTCATGGGCTCACGCCGGACGCGGTGGTCGGTCCCAAAACGCGAGCCGCCATTCGGGCGGCGCTTACCAGTCTCGAACCGGACACTGACCCGTCGCCTGCGGCGGCCTGAGGAGACCACATTGAGAAAAGACACCATCACGCTTCTAGTGCCTGCCGGCGCCGCTACCGGCGCGGCAGTCGATTGCAGCACCTACGTAGGCATGTGGTTCCAGTTCATCGGCATCGGCGCGGCGAGCGCGACCGTCGTAATCGAATCTTCGATCGACAAGACGAACTTCAATGCGTGCACCGGCTCGCTTACCGCAGACCAACAGGTCGAGGTTCCCAACAACACGCAGCTGCTCCGGGTGAATCGAACCGTGGCCGGTTCGGGGGCTATCACCTGCGTGGGCGTTGGGTGGAGTGAGCAGAGCTAGTGCGCGTCGACGAGGAAACCGCGCGGTTCTTCGCCCAGCGGCGTCGCCGGGTTCTCATGTCCGCGTTCTTCGCGGGCGACCCTGGCGCCGACGGGTTCAACTTGCCGAGCGGCGTGGCCATCACCTGCGCGACGACGGGCCGCACGTCGCAGACCTCGGCCCAGACGCTGCGCACCGGCTTCGGCGCGAACGCTGCTCGAGCTCGGAGCGTGAACGGCGCCGTCTGGGGTCTATCCGTCGAGCGTGCTGCGACGAACCGCAATCCGCTTAGCGACGCGTTCACGTGGACAACCTCAAACGCTACCGTCACACATGTCGCGGGGCCGAGTGGCGCCACCGAGGCCACAAGGGTTGCGGACGCCGACGCCGTGAACCTGGGGTTCGTCTTCACGGCTTGGACCGGCGCCACGATTGGGCAGCCTGGGTGTATGTCGGCGTGGCTCACGAACGGCGTCATCACGTCGGGTGCAGCGACGCAGAGCTCGGTCAACTCGAACAGCGGGCAGAGGATCGCCGACACCGACGTGCAGACGACCATCGCGGCCGCGTCGGACGGCCTGAACCTGCCGCAAACGACCATCAGCGTCGCGGACACGGCGGCCTTCCCGGCCTCGGGCACGCTGAACGTCACGACTGGGGCGGGCGTGCAGACGGTTGCCTACACGGGCAAGACGAGCACGACATTCACGGGATGCTCGGGCGGCACGGGCACCATGAACACGGGCGGCATCGTCTACCTGAGCCTGTGGCACCGCGGAGACAACGTTGCGAATTACACGGCCACTGGTGCGAACGTGAGCGTCATTCCCTGCGATGCCTTCGCCACTGCGCAGGGCAAGGTCGACGCGGCGTGGGTGCAGATCGAAGATGGCAAGTACCCGACCAGCGCCATCCCCACGACGGGCGCGGCCGCCTCGCGCGCAGCCGACGTCCTCTCCCTCTCCTCGCCGTCGATCATCGCCCCCGGCGGCTATTTCGACATGTTGAAGGTGTTCGCTCCGCACTACGCGACGGCCGAGCAGGGCTCGGACCACAACCTGCTCTACTTCGACGCCAACAACCGCCTCTTCCTGAGGCAGGCCGACTCGAAGCTCGTGCTCCGACTCGGCGGCGCCAACAACACCGTGAGCTCGGCGCTCACCTGGAGCCGTGAGACGCCGCTCTGCATCCGGGCGCGGCACACGCCGCGCGAGCAGGTCCTCGAGGTCCTGGGAGCGACGGCGGGCAACGGCGTTGCGTCGGCAGCGGCTGCGGCGGCCATCTCGCTGCCGGCGACGGCGTACTTGTGCGGGTCGAACACGGGTGCGGAAGAGTGCTCCAGCCTGTACGCCGTGCAGTTCCAGAGGCCGCTGTGACGATGCTCGAAGCGCTCATCGCCCTCGTGCTCGCGGCCGCCCCGCCCGAGCTCGCGCTGCGCCCGCAGCCGGGCAACGCCGTCGAGTCGGTCGACGAACGCCGGACCCGTCTCAAGGACATCGCGCGTACGGCCTGGTTCGTCGCCCACGAACCCGACGCAGCGCGACTGCCAGGCTACACGACCGCCGGCAGTGCGTTGGTCCTACTGGCGCTGAGTCGCGTCGAGTCGGACTACTCGCTCGACGTGGACAGCTTCGCGTGCCTCGACGCAGCCAAGAGGCTTGAGCCGTGGCGGTGCGACAACGGGCTGGCTATCGGATTGATTCAGCTGCACGCGCAGAGCCCCGAGGAACGGGAGCGGCTCGTCGGCTCGAGGGCCGAAGTCTTCCGCACCGGGCTGCGCCGGCTGCGGGGCTCGATGGTCACCTGCCCCGAGGCGCCGTTCGCGTTGTGGCATGGCGCCGGGTGCGACGACCCCGAGGCGCTCGAAGCGTCGCGCGTCCGCCTCGCCGAGGTGCGCAAGTGGCTCGACCGCGCAGGCAAGATGCGTCGGGGCGCCCCTTGACCGACGTTCTGGCGCTCGTTCAGGAGGCTCTCGAGCTGACCGACGCGCTCCAGCGGGACGGCCGCCTGGACGACCTCGCCGCCGCGCTGAACGCGGTGGACGTCGACGCGCTGCCCCTCGAGGTCTCGGTCGCCTACGCCGCGACGACGCATCACCCGCTGCCCGCTCGGGCGGCGCTGGTCTCCAGAATCGCCAAGCGCGCCTGGGCTGAGCGGCCCGATGAGGCGGAGGCGCTGATGGCCATCCTGGAGCGCACGCCAACGATGCCCCTCTGAGGCGCCCGCCGCATTGAGCGGCGCCTTTTTTTGCCCAGATCAACCTGTAGGGCGGCGCCTCAAAAGGCGGTCCGTTTTGCCGTGTAAGGAAGCGCCCAATGGCATCGTTTAATAAATTCAACAGCTTCGTCGAGGCCGTCGCCGAGAAGGTCCACAACCTCGGAAGCGACGCGCTCAAGGTGGCGCTCACGGCTGCGGCGAACGCGCCCGTTGCGTCGAATACGCAGCTCTCGAATCTGACCGAGATTGCGTACACGAATCTCAGCGCGCGCGCCATCACGACCACGAGCTCGTCGCAGACGAGCGGCACCTACAAGCTGGTGCTTCAAGACCTCACACTCACGGCCTCGGGCACCGTTGCCGCGTTTCGGTACATCGTGATCTACAACGATACGGCGACGAACAAGGAGCTCATCGGCTGGTACGATTACGGCTCCGATCTCACGCTGAACAACGGAGAGTCTATCCTCATCGACTTCGACGCCGCCAACGGCGTGCTCCAGCTGGCCTAAAGGAACACCATGAGCCTCGCATCTATCGCACTCCGCACGTCGAACGTCACGATCAGCAATGCCAACTGGGAACTTCGAACGACGGCCGGCGTCGTCGCTCGCGTCCTGGAACTGTCCCTCGTGCAGGTCACTGGCACGGCGAGCTCGTTCGGGATCGGTCGGCCTGCCGCGCAAGGGGTCACTCCAGGTACGACGTCGACGTTTCAGCGCGACAACTCAGGCGACCCGGCGTGCGTGACAACCGCGTCGCTCACGTGGGGTACGTCCCCCACTGCGCCCACGAACTACCATCGTCGCTGGAACAGCGCGGCGACGGTCGGCGTCGGCATGATCTTCACGTTCCCCCGCGGTCTCGTCGTCCCCGTTTCGGCGAGCCTGGTCGTGTTCAACGTGACCGCGAGCGTCGCGCTCGATTTGAATTGCGCGATCGATGAGTAGCCTAGTTCCTCCGCAGCCCGAAGATGCCGTGGCCTGGATCACGGTCCGCCTTCACGCGAACGGCATGCTCTCCGTGGGCGGAACCATCGGCGATGCGGTGATGGCCAAGCGCATGCTTGATCACGCAAAGGACGCCATCACGCGCCAGGTTCCGGACGCCGGTATCGTCGTCCCATCTCGGGACGTCGACGTAGTTCCGCGCGCCGGGCTCCGCGAGCTCGGCGATCTGGCGCGCCACGAGCGGGGCGATCCGTGAGCGGGTTCGTCTCGTCGGTTGCGACCGGCGTCCCACTTCTTCTCGCGTCCGACTCCCGCGCCGTTGACGACGAATGGGACCGCGCGGACGAGTTTCAGCCGGCGCCTATTATCGGGCTCATCTTCGCTAACAGCGACTTTCTAGGCGTCGACGATTGGAGCACCGACTGGTGGCCCGGTCAGGGCTATACGCTCGACACCGGAGGCGTCTCAGACGTGAAGGCTGCGGCGTACTATCAACGCGTCTGGCCAAACTCAGGCTGCAATGGGCGGCTCTCGTTCGCCGGCGTCACGCGCGACCAGTACGGGAGCGCAGCCGCGAACTGCACGGTCCGCTGCTACCGCGTGAGCACCGGTGAGCTCGTCTCTCAGGTGACGAGCGACATCAGCGGCACGTTCATCGCGACGTCACCCTACTCGGAGGCCCACTTCCTGACGGTCCACCGAACGGGTCCGCCTGACATCGCCGGCGCGAGTGTGGACACGCTAGTTCCGGCGTAAGATGGCGACCGCGGCCGACGTCGTAGCGCGCCCGTCGCTGGTCGTCGCGCCCGACGTCGCAGCCTACAACGACGCGCGCGAGGCCAGCCTATTCGCCTTCCCCCCGCTCGTTGCGGGGCCTGACGTCGTGGCGTGGCGCTCGTTCTCGGGCGCACTGCCGCCGACGGCTTCCGCGTACTCACTCGCGACCACGCTCGGCGCCTTCGCGTTGACCGGCGAACCCGCGACGCTCGCGGCTGCGCATGCGCTTGCACTAGCGGCTACAACGTTCTCCCTCACTGCGCAGAACGCCAGCCTCTCGCACGCCGTCACTCTATCTGCCGCGGTCGGCTCGTTCGTACTGACGGGCAACGCCGCTTCGCTGGTGGCGTCGCGCCTGCTCACGACGACGCAAGCGAGCTTCACGCTTACGGGCGTTGCGGCGGCGCTCCAGGTCGCGCTGCCTGCCTCGCAAGGCAGCTTCGCGCTCACGGGCTCGACCGCGACGTTCGCGGTCACCATGCCGGCCGCGCAGGCCAGCTTCGCCCTGACAGGGGTGGCTGCCGCTCCAAAGGCATCGCGCCTTCTGAGCGCTGCGCAGGGCAGCCTGGCGCTCACGGGTCAGGACGCCGCGCTCCGCGTTCAGGAGGCCGCTGCAACCGGCTCCTTCGCCATGACAGGCCAGGCGGCCGGGCTCGTCGCGAGCCGGCTCCTGACGGCCACCCCGGGCTCCTTAACGCTCACTGGCGAACCGGCCTCGCTCGATGCGGCCCACCGGCTCACGGCCAGCGCTGGAAGCTTCGCACTCACTGGCGAACCGGCTGCGCTGACGCTCCAGACCGGGGCAACACTTCAGGCAAGCACCGGGACGTTCGCGCTCACGGGCCAAGCCGTAGCGCTTGCCCGCGAGCTCCGTGTGGCGACCGCAACGGGAAGCGTCCAGCTGACCGGGAACGCGACATCGCTCCGCGCAGCGCATATGCTCCCGTGCATCGGGACGACCTTCGCGGTCGCCAGCTCGGCAGTCGGATTGCTCGTGCTCGAGCCGCGCATCGCGACCGCGCGGCTCTCGTTCTCCCTCGTCGGCTCCGCCGCCGCTTCCCTCTCCGCCCTCGGCAACGCCCGCTCGTCGCTCTCCCAAGTCGGCCGCGCAACCTCGCACCTGTCCGCCGTGAGTTGATATGTCCCTAAGCGTCAAGCTCGGATCGCGTGTCCGCTCCTCGTGCACGTTCGCGGACTCGGTTGGCGTAGCGGACCCGACGACGGTCGAGCTCCAAGCCAAGGCGCCCAACGGGATCGTCTCGACGTGGGCCTACGGGTCCAGCGCCATGGTCAAGGACAGCACCGGTGCGTACCACTACGACCTCACACCGAGTGCGGCGGGAACGTGGCGCGTCAAGTGGGTCGCGTCGGGCACCGTTGTTGCCGTCGACGAGGCCACGTTTCAGGTGACTGCAACGTCGTTCTAGCCGCGCCCGCCGTCTCACCTTCGAGCCCGTCTCCACGCCCGGAGACGGGCTCTTCTCTTTTCGCGCCTTGGCTCAGACGTCTCCGGGCTCGTCGTCCACGCCGTCGCGGGGCTCGGGCAGCGCCGCTTTGCGCAACGCCTCCACTTCGGCCTCCAGCCGGTCCACGTCTGCCTGTGCCGCGCGCACCTCCCTCGGAGACCCAGGCCAGGCGTCGTCGGCGTAGGCGAGCCTTGAGCGGGCCGCCTCGAGAGCATCCGCCAGCGCTACCCGGCTCCCGTCCTCCGCCTCGTAGTGCGTCGCGTTCGTCGCCGAGATGGTGTCTCCGTCGCGGACCTGTTGGCGCTGGATGAGGCGCGCCCTCGGCGTCGCGGCGCGGTCCGCGTCGAGGCGGGCGGGGATTCGGTTGGTCTTGGTCATGACGGCTCGCTCCAGTTCTCGTTCACGCTCACGATGCGGCGCCCGTTGCGACTGACGCAGATGTAGCCGCCAAGGCGGTCGGCCAGCTTCGCGGCGTGCTGGCGGGCAGCGGCGTCCGAGCGGCACCGCTTGCGGTCCACGAGCACGTCCTCGTTGGGGCCGCCGTGGAAGGTGTACTCGATGCTAAGCGGCTTCACGGGTCTGCTCCTTGGCCGCTCGCTCGGCGGCGTCCAACTTGGCGATGAAGGCGAGAATGGCCTTGCTGTCGTCGTAGTGCTTCGGGGCAATGCCGACGCCCCAGCGGACGACCCGCCCGTAGTCGTCCGAGCCTGCCTCACGCGCAAGCACGTTGTAGAAAAGCGCCGCGAGTCGCGCGCTGGTGTCATAGCCGAGCCACTTCGGACTCCGCTTGGTCTTGGCGTAGACCTCGACCTGCCGAGGTCGACGCCCGACGCGTACGCCATCCGCGTTCACGTCGTAGAGGCCGATGACAACCGCGTCTAGCGTCTCAAGCTGGACGTAGTTCGTGCCTCGGACGGGGTTGCGGCCCCAGGGGGACCAAGAGACGTCCCAGCGAGTCCAGGTCGCGACCGGCGTCTTCACACGCGCGTTCTTAAAACCGTTCCAGTAGCTCACGACACGCGCTCCACTTCCACAAGTCCGCCTCCGGCCAGCGTCACGCGCTCACCGACTGCCAGCGCTGCAACCTCGGCAACCACGCTCGGCGTATCCGCGTTCGCTTCCGCGAAGCTCGCCCACGTGCACTCGAACGTGTCGCCGTCATCGGTCATCCGTAGCATTGTGTCGGGGTTCACCGCTCTTCCTCCGTCTCGCTCGTCTCTTCCAATTCCTTTAGCAACGCCCGTGCCGCGGCGTAGTCTTCTTCCGGCATGTCGTCTGCCGCCGCAAGCTCGGCCTCAATCAGCACGACCACGGCGATGCGGGCCGCGCGGCTCACGATGACACCTTCGCGTTGAAGGCCACGGACGAGAAGCGGGCGCGGCGCGCGCTGACGCGGGCAGCCGCCTGGGTGTAGAGCCAGCCGGGGATCGACTCGACCGAGCAGAACGCCGGCACCGAATTGCTGTTAGCCGGGAGGCACTGCTCGGGGCGGCGGAAGAGGTGGTGGAGCTTCGGTAAGGTCATCTTGGTCTCCTGACTCGAAAGGCCCGGCCCCCTTTTCGGGAACCGGGCCGGGGGCCCTCAGGTCACCTGCTCCAGTCGGCTGAGCTTCTCCTCGTCCAGGCGGCCCGAGGCGTCCCGGATGCCGGCCCAGCCGTCCTTGGTCACGTACTCGATGGTGCCAGCGATGTCGCAGGTCGTCGAGCGAACCGTCATCCCCACCAGGCTCATCTGCTTCGTCAGCGTCTTCATGTCAGAGAGGCATTGCACGGGGTGTGCCAGCCAATGCCGCTGGAGACATTGGCTGATTACCGGCATTAGAGGCCCCGCCGCCGCCGTGTGGAGGACCGTTCAGTATGACACCGGCGGCATCGGAGTTGATACAGCGTGCCTCAGAAAGCGCATATTAGTCTATGTTTACCGACGCATGGGCCACGATGACACCGGCGTCATGGGCTATGACTTGGATGCGTAGCGCGCGAAATCTACGGGTAAACGAGCCACACCGTGTTCAGTGCTCCGGCCAGAATCCGGAGCGTTCGCAGGTTCGGATCGCGTTCGCCGGTCTCATAGCGGGCAATGGCCGACTGCTGAAGGCCCGTGCTTTCTGCAAGCTGAGCCTGGGAAAGGTGCGCAGCGGTGCGTGCGGTGCGAATCTGGTCGGGAATGGGCGGCGGGCGGCTCTTGGTCATGGGTTCCGCTCCGTAGCATGGGGCGCGCCGCGATGCCACGTGCGTCATATCGTGGCATGGTCCTCGCTAGAGGGAAGGCATGAACACGACGACCCCCTCCGCAGTCCACCCCTTCGAACTCGCCGGCCTCGGCAAGGCCCCCTTCCGCTACATCGGCCTCGGTCAGCAGGACCGCGAGTACGGCATGGTCGTGACGGAGCGCCTTCCCGGCGGCCTCTGCGTCGTCACGCAGCCCGGCGGCACCTGCGAATACTGCGGCATGGCCATCATCGTCCTCTGCAACGTCGAGAGCGCGGACGGCAAGCGCTTCCACGTCGGCTCCGACTGCATCCGCAAGGTCGACGCCGCCCTCGTCGCCCGCGTGGACCGCGACCTCGCCAAGCGCCGCAAGGTGGCCACCATGGCCCGCGCGTCCGCGAAGCTCGCCGACCTCGCCGCGCTTCTTGCCGACGAGACGGCGCGCGCAAAGCTTGCCACGCAGCCCCACCCGAACGCCTTCATGGCGCAGAAGGGTGAGACGCTCCTCGGTTGGGCCGAGTGGTCCGCGAAGAACGCCGGGGCGAAGGGCCGTGCCAAGGCGCTCGCCACGGTCCGCAAGGCGATTGCCTGAACGCAGCCGGATCGCTCGGCCCCGCACCCCGAAAGGGGCCGGGGCTTTGGGCGTTGGAGGTTCCCCATGCTGCCCGACGAGAAGCTGACCGCGTTCCTGAACCTGGCGACCGAGGTGGGCCCGCAACTGCTCATTGACACCGCGCTCGCGTCCGTCGAGGTCCAGGCGGACTTGGATAGCGACATGCCTCGTCGATACAACGCGTGGCGCGAGGTGGCGTCGATTCTGCGCCAAGCGGCCGCGTTGGCCGAGGAAGCGGAGCGGGTGCACTCGTGAGCACCGACCTCGCCCGTCACGCCGCCGTCCACGAGCTTGTGGCGGCCTTCCAGGAAGCAGAGCGCGACGTCCGCCGCGCGTTCGCCATCGTCCTCGCCGTCGAGGAGCGTCTCGGCGCGCTCTACGGCGACAGCTCGCGCCGAGGGCACATCTCCGTCGAGGCGAGCAGGCACCGGACCGGTTGCGACTGGGACGCCGATGCGGCCGTCGAGCGCATGGCCCGTAACGCGTGGGGCGCGGTTGCCGAGCGCCTCGAAATTCGCCGCATGCTGTCCGTCAAGCGCGCGAAGGAACTGGACGAGCGGCTGGAGCGCGGAGACCTGCCGCCGCTCACGGTCGAGAACGTGGCGGACTTCGCGGAGTTCTACCTCGAGGCGGCGCCGGTCATGATGGCCGAGGCCGTGCGTGAAGTCTTCGGCTTCCTGCGCCCATGGCGCGACACGTACAAGACCAACAGCCGAACCGAGATCGGGCCGAAGGTCGTGCTGGAGCACCGCGTCGAGCGCGCGTGGTCGCCCGGCTACCACGTCCGCTACGGGCGCGAGGCTGAGTTTGTGGCGCTCGACAACGTGTTCAGCATGCTCGACGGTCGCGGCACGGTGGCCAAGAGCTATCATGGCGAGCTTTCCGACGCGATCAAGGCCAGCGGCGACAAGGGCCGCGGAGAGACGCGCTACTTCCGATTCAAGTGCTTCCGGAACGGCAACCTGCACTTGCAGTTCCTGCGGCTCGACCTGCTCCGCACGCTGAACGAGGTTGCGGGCGGCAAGAACATCAAGCCGACGAACGGGGGCGCTGAAGGCCGGCGCGACGGTCTCGCCACTGTCTGAGTCCTGCGCCGCTGGGGCCCTTCCCCCCGGCGCCTAACACGGGCGTGGGGCAACAGGTCGCCTCTCTTCCGCCGAGGCTCGCGCTGCCCGTAGTGGGCCGGCCCAACTGCTGCCGTTCTTGTCAGTTCGTCTTCAGTCCCAGCGGTCGAGGTTGTACGCGAGCCGAGTCCCGTCTTTCGACGTGACGCGCACGACATAGTTCCACGCGCCGGGAGCGCCCTTCTCGACCTTGAGGCCGCACGCGGTCGCCTCGTTCCAGCCGGCGATCTCCGCTGCGTGCGCGAACGCCTCCATCGTCGCGCGCACCGGATGATATTCGCTGCGCAGGTGCTCCGGGAAGAAACCTCCGCCGCGTTCGACAACCACGCTTGCCTTGCGCGTATCCTTCGCGCCTTCGAGGATCATGAAGAGCGAAGCGCCTTGATGCGTGGACGGCGGCGCACCACTCCACATCGACGGCTGAAGGGTGATTGCCGTGACGCGGCACCATCCGACCTCAAGGCCCCACCCCCCAGGCGTCGAGCCGCCGGCGTAGAGGTACCATGTCACGGGGTTCCGCTTCTCAAGGCGGTCCCATTGGATGATCGGCGGGGCGTCGGCATTCGCCGCAGTCACGAGGGCCGCGTACGGGCGCGGGGTCGGCGTCACGTGGAGCTCGATGGTCTCGGCATCGGGCAGGACGGTCCGCGCGAACTTCTCCCACGTCATCGTCACCGCCGGCTGCTCGACGTTGCCGCCGCGCGGCAACTCCCCCTTCGGCTTGAGGTGCCCGAAGACGCCACCCTTCGGCGCTGACGGCTCTACCATCTTCGGCGTCCAGATGGTCTCGAGGTCTTCGAGCCGCGCGAAGCGACGCGCAAGCGAGCCGGCAGAGGCGAGAGCCGCAACGACCTTCTCCGCCTGGGCGATCTGGCCCGCGCTCGGCGCCGCCTGCGGGCGCTGATACTGGAGCGGGTGCATCTTCGCGTCGAACTTCGCCTTGATGTCGGCAAACGCGAGCCCGAGCTGGATGTCTTCGAGCAGCGTCCCGATCATGCCGGTCCGGATGTGGCAGAAGCCGGCCGGCGCCGTCGCGACCGCGAGCCAGACCACGTTGTCGCGCGCCTCGCCCTTCGCGGCCTCGCGCGCCGTGTGCAGGTCGAGCAGCCACTTGGCCACGCCGATGCACTTCTCCGACCGGTAGAGGTTGCCGCTCGTGAGCAGCGTGTGCGCCTCCCGAACGTGCTCGAGCGGGAACTCGGCGAGTCCACGGCAGAGCATGTGGTGCTCCTCGCGACGCTCGGCCGCGCGCTGCTCGGCCGTCTGGAGCGGCGTCTTGGCGAAGACGAGCGTACGCGGCGGGACGACGTGCAAGTGCCGCCAGATGCCAGGCGGCTTCGGGGTCGCGTTCTCTCGGAGGCCCCAGGTCGTTTCGGACGTGAGGAAGATGCCAGTCACCTTCGCGCGCGCGACGGCGTGGGCGCATGCCGTAGCCGCGGGGGCGAAGAACGACGGCGCCTCAAGATTCCAGATCGGCGTCCGCTTCTGGCCCTTGTGGTTGATGCGGACGAGTGCACCGTACCGGTTCAGGAACCGGCGGCAGGCGTGGCAGTTGTAGTGCTGGCGGCGCCCCTCGGGCAGCGCGGCGAGGAAGACCGCGAAGATGTCTTCGACGTCGGTCGTGAAGAGCGGGGCGTCGTCGTTCATCTCGAGCGAGAAGTGGTCGACGAGCGCGCGCTCGTAGGCCTGGTATTGTTCGTCGTCTGCCGGATCCATCATCGTCGTGGCCATCATCGCATGCTCTCCTTTGCCGTTTCGGAAACTTCCCCGCCGTCCACCGCGCCGAGCTTTGGCAGGATGACGGCCCGCAAGAGCCGCCGGTGGCAGTGCTCCGCGTCGACGCAGTAGCAGACGATCACGATCGTTTCGCGCGCGAGAAGCGCGCTCCAGGCCGCTCGGTTCGCCGCGTAGCTCGCCCGCATCTCGTCGAGGTACTTGCGTTCGTACTCCTCCCACGAGCCTCGCTCGTAGGCGTTCGCCAGCGAGTGACAGCCGAACCGACGCATTCGATCGGCATGCTTACGCGCCTCGAGAGCAGGCCCGAGAAGCTTCCACGACGGGGCGAACGGAGCGCCAGCCTCGCCGCCCGACTTGCGGGTCACGTCGAAGCGGTCGGGGCCTCCGAACGAAACGCGGGCGGTGCGGACGATGAGCGTCACGTCGGCTCCCTCTTGCACGGCCCCGCCGCCGCAAGCCTCGCCCGAAGGTCCTGGATGAGCTCGCACGCGTACGTGAGCTCCTGGCGGTAGGCGGATGGCGCTTCGCCTTCTGCCCGCTGCGCCGCCAGGACAGCCGCGTAGGCCTCAAGCAACCGAGCGGCGACCTCGACGTCGCGGTCGGCGGCGAGGCGCTCCTCGGCCCGCTGGAGGGCCAGGGCGAGGATGCGGCCTAGGTCCGAGTCTGCGTTCATGTCACGCGCCCTTGCGGAGCAAATAACCTTCTCCCACCATCTTGAGAATGACACGCCCGACGCGATGGTCGTGCCGCTCGACGACCGGGCGAACCACGAACCCTTCGCGCACGTGGCTCGCATCCAGGGTGCTCCGCCCTTCGGCGTGCGAACGCAGGTCCTCGGACCACGAACCCCGATAGAGCACCGGCGCCGTATCGACGCCGATCTCCTCGGCGAACGCTTGAAAGTCCGCGTCGTGGAAGTAGCGCCGCGTCTTGCTGTCAAGCGCGTCGAACAGGCGCACCGCGGGCTTGCCTGGCGGCTGCCCGTACGGGAATCCGCCGGTGTAGCCGTGCGACTCGCCGTAGACGGCCACGCCGGGGAAGCGGGCCAGCTTCTCTTCCAAGCCAGCGGAGCGCGCCGCAGCCCACCACTTCGTGCCCGCATCAGGCCGCTTGAAGCGCGTGCGTGAGCCGACCCAGAGGCGACCATCGGCGAAGACGGCGCGGAAGTTCTCGCCGTGGATCTTCTCCGTCAGGACGACCTGCTCGCCCGTCTCGAGAATGCGGCTGTACTTTCGAAGGCCCTCGATGTCGGTGTAGACGGGAATGAGGCCGGGGTCGGGCTCATCGTCGGGGCACGGGCCCTTGCTGTTCTGCTCCGCGATCTCCGGGTCGTACTTCTCGATGCGGAGCTCGGCCTGCACGTTCTGGCCAACTTCCCAAGCGGGGTCCGACGCGGTGAGAAGCCCCATGCTGAACGTTCCGCGAAGCTTCTTGGCCTTGATGCGCCAGTGCCCGGCGAGGAAGGCCCAGCGCGGATCGTCCGCCGGGACGATGGCGTCGACCGGCACGTAGACGGCCTTGTCGCCCTCGGCGAAGTCGCCGGTGCGCATGATGACCGGGTAGCCTTCGACGTCGACGATGCTCAGTGCGTCGGCGTTCGGGTGCTTGACGATGGGGCCAATCGAGACAACGCGAATGTGAAACTCTGACATGGGCTCTCCTGTCGGCTACGGCTTGCCGCTCTCCGTGTCGATCGTCTGGGCAGCGCGCACGAGGGTCCAGTCCGCCGCGCTCTCCGGCGTCCCGTCGGGCGCTAGATACATGGGCTGCTTGTCATGACCGATGGCCATCGGCTGCCGATTGAGCGCCGAGCTTGTGAAGCCCTCGATGACCGAAGGCTCCGCGTTGTTTCGGTGCTGCCAGATGTCTCCGACCTGCACGGGGCGTGGCCCGCTCTCCGTGTCGATCGCGCTCACCTTCAGTACACCGTCGTCGAACATCCGCCGGGCCCGCCCGAGCCCGTCGACAAGCCCCTCCAGTTGAGCGATGCGGGCGTCCCGCTCGATGAGAGCGAGCCGGGCACCGTCAAGCGCGTCTTGGAGGCCGGCGACACGGCCCCGAAGCTCCGCGTTGCCCGTCGGCGAGACGGCCTCGTAGTGCGCTCGGTACCGGTCGCGCTCACGCCGGGCGTCGTCGCGCTGGCGCGTTAGTTCCTCATTCTGCGCCACGAGGTCGTAGTAGTCGGCGCGCAGGTCGTTGATGGTCTCGGCGAGGTCTCCGAGGCTCGGCAGTTCAACGACGGCAGGCCGGGCGGCTTCCAGCGCCGCCACACGGTCCGTCAAGGCGTCGAGCTCAGCTCGAGCGAGCGCGGCGAGACGGTCCACCATGGCGTCGACGTCGGCGCGGGAGACAGACGCAGGCTTATGCTTGATGACGAGATGCCTGCCGCCCCAAGTTGCGACAGTCTCCGCGTCCTCGTGTCGGTGGTAGTCGCAATGGTCCCGTTCGCGCTGGCAGACGTAGGGGCCGCCGGGCCCGTAGGTCTTGTCGCCGCAGGCGACGTTGACGGCCGCGCTCATCGGCCGCCCCTCCACCATGCGCGCCAGGCCATCCGAGCGGCCTGGCGAGGAGAGGCGCCGGCGGCCCGGTGGAGGCGATAGGAGAGCAGGAGCCAGTGGAATCGATCGATCGGGTTCATACGTGCGCGTCCACCAGCACGAGCCGATCCGAGCGCTTCGCTTCCCTGACGAAGCGGCCCATGAACCCGCGCCGCCACCGGATGAATTCGTCGGGGCCCTCAGTGCTGCTCGCCCACCACCCCATCTTGCCCGGGGCATGCCACCCGTCGTCGTCTAGCGCCGCGAACGTGACGAGCGTGTTGAAGCACTCGAGATATTCGGCGATGAACGCCTCGCGTTCGATGATCTTCGCGACGTCGTTCCAGTCGACACGGCTATCGCCGCCGCGCACCACCTCGCGCCAAGATTGCAACACCTCGCCCGCCGCTGCCGTCGCTGGCCCGCGCTCAACGCGGAGAAGTCCAAGCCGCATGGCCATATCGCGCGGCCCCTCGAACGAGTCGAAGCGCGTGCCGTCGAGCATCGCTTGGTATTCGTCGACGAACTTCGTCGCGTTGCGGAGCGTGCTCGCCGCGACGGCCTCCAAGTCTATATCGTCGGTGGAAACCACGTCGCCGCAGTTCGGGGGCGCCTTGTTGTCGAAGGTCCCAGGCTTGCCAAGCCTCTGCTCGGCTCCGGGCTTCAGGGGGAAGTGGCCCGACCACCGCCCTCCAATCACCCACCAGTCCCAGAACCCGCGCTCGTTCGTCCAGTGACCGAGACGGCCAAGCTCGTCGCGCGTCTGGTCGCACCAGTCCTTGGCGTATTCCTCAAACGTCGCATAGGTCTCACGGAAGGGAACCCCCACCCGCTCGTAGTCGCTTGGCACGTGGTGACTGCCGCCGCCGAATCCAAGCGAGCCAGGAACGCGAAACTCCTCGTCCCAAGAAAGAACGAGTCGACCGCCCGGTAGACGGACGTACTCAGTCGACTCCTGTTCGTAATCCTTCCGCATCTCTGGCTCATCGTCGACCCACTCGGCCTCGAGTTCCTCATTGTACGGCGCCATCATCTCAGCAACGGCATGGTTTACGGCTCCACCGTGACGCGCAAGGCGCTCGCCAGAGACACGAACCAGAACGGTAAAGTGACTCATTTCTCATCCCTCGGTAACTTCTTCGGACACTTCACGCACAGCCTCTTCCTCGCGCGCATCGTGTGCCTGTCCGACGGCTCCGTCGTGTGCCCACACTCGAGTAGGTCGACCATGACCATGACAGTCCGCACGAGGTCGCCTTCGGCGTTGCGGTGCTCGCGGGGGACCTCCCGCTCGGCGATGACGCGGCGGAGCGGGAAGGTGTACCCGGGCGACTGGCGAGGGGACTGGGCGGTCATCCGTCGGAACCAGGCTCCTCTTGGGCGAGGACTTCGCCGGTCGTCTCATCCCACTTCTCGGCCGCCTGGGCCATGGCCTTCTCCTCGCCCATGAGCTGCGCCTCGAGCGCCTTCGCGCTGCCAGGAGCGAGCTGCGGAGGAAGGTCCCTCACTTCGACGCCCGTCGTATCGATGACCTCCTGGTCGGTCTGCATGCCGAGAGAGAGCTCCGGGCAGTAGACGCGCGCCCACCATCCGGCCGAGCGGTACATCAGCATGAGCTGAGGGATCGTCTTCCACTTGCTGCCCTCCTTGCTGTACCAGCCCTCGGCTTTGGCGAGAGCAATGGTGACGAGCGGGCCCTCGAGCTCCTCGCCGCTTTCGCGGTCCTTGGCCACGGCAACGCAGCCCCACGCGTCCGTGTTGGGCTTGCCTTCGAACTTGTAGCGGATGGGCGTGAACCGGCCGCTGGAGTTGACCGTTGCGATGAGGAAGAGGGCGCGCCAGCTCGGGCGTCCGTGGATGATATCGAGATTCTGCATCACCGCGAACACGCTCGCCCTGATGCGGCTGGCCAGCTCCATTGCGATGAGCACGTTCGGCAGGTTGTTCTGGTACGCCTTCGGCACGAGCGTACTCGCGGCGAGCGCCTTCGCCATGCGCTGCGCGCTCTCGAAGTTGGAGGCGCTCGAGAAGGCGTGGATCGCGCCGCCTTCGTGTGCCGAGGCGGGTACCATGGCGGTAGTCTGCTTCGCGGCTCCGGTAGCGCTGCCGTTGGCCGGTTTCGTTTCGGTCGGTGCATTCGTGGTCACGTTGGTCTCCTTCATGCCGCCCAGGGAGGGAGGCTTAGCTCTTGAATGCCGACATCGTAGGCCGGCCACTCGTCTCGTTTGATGCAGTCGGCCAACCGCTCGATGTCTCGGCGCGCGGTCGAATACCCGATGCCGATCCCCCGAGCGTCAAGCGCGTACGTCGCAATAGCATAAGGCGGCGTCTTCTCAACTGCCATGAAAACGAAGAACTGAATCGGCTTTCCCACGTCGTGAAACCCGGCGCGATAGAGCGCGTCCTGCACGTGATACGCGTGGTCGAACGCGGAGCGCCCGAACGGGTTGCTGCGCGCGTCGAGCGTCGTCTTGACGTCGACGACCATGCCGAGCCGCTCTACGTAGTAGTCCGCGCGGCACTTGCACATGAGGCCCGTCTCGAGGTCAGTCCAGACGGCCGTCAGTTCGGGCTCGCCGGCCTGGATCATGTTCCTGGCAAGCGGGTGAGCGCGGACTGATGCGAGCATGGCTCTAATGGCCTTGTCGTCATCGACGGCGACCGGCGTCGTGCCGGCATGCGCTTCGCGCCACGCGTCGCGCTTCGCCTTGTTGTCCTTGTAGCGGCAGTCGCCGAAGTCGGGCTCGGCCGCGTATTCGCGCTCGAAGCGCTCCGGCTCGAGCAGCGCGCAGTGAAACGCGGAGCCGAAGGCGAGCGCGGGCGTCGTCTCCGTGTCTTCGCCGCGAGCCCACTGGAGATAGTGCGCTGGCGAGCGACGCACGTGGTCGAGCGCCGACTTCGACACGGTGCCGATGCGACGCGTGTGGTAGATGTGCGGCGGTACGTTCTTGTGCAGGCCTGGTCGCAATGCTTCGGTCACTTCGCCATCTCCCTTCGCTCTTTCGCGAGCTCATACGTAAGCACCCGGCACCCGTCGTCGTGATTGCGGCCAGCGCCGATCCAGCGCTCACACACGATGCACTTCTCGCAACATGTCGCCTCGTCGGCCACCGCTTCCGCCACGAGCGCCCGAGCCCGCCAGTCGACAGGCGTATCCCTGCACGGGACCTCCCAGCAGAGGTGCTCGCCTTGGCCCTCGGGAATCTTCTTCCAGTCCTCGTCCGTGGCCTTCGGCCGGTCGCACGTGTGGCAGCGCTCTACTTGCACGGCGGAACCTCTTTGCTCCACTTGGTCTCGCTGGCAGCGCGGTAGAGGTACACCATGCCGCCCTGCGGGCCTCCGTACAGGTCGACCTTGCGCTCGGCGTTGCAATGGCGGCACCGGTAGGTGTGCGTCGCGCCCCAGGAGACGAACCGGTGCGGACTCTTCGGCTTCGACTTCTTCACGACGTCACCTCGCGGAGCCGAGCGAACACGTCGCTGTCCTCGGCCAGCGCGTCCTCGCCGAGCCATTCGGCCTCGCGCGCCACCCGGGCAGCCTCGCGCGGGGCGAGCCCGAAACGGAGCGCGGCGAACATCATGCGCAGCGGGCGACGTCCGCGAACGGCGAAGGCGACGGAGCCGCCGAGGTCGGAGAGGCGTAGGTCGTTCATGGGCGCCCTGTCCACAGCGAATCAAGGCGAACGCGCCCGTTCAGTCGGACCATCTCGTCTCTCATTGCGAGCCTGCGCATCATCTCGTCGTCCCCAATCTTGGTGTTGGCATGCGTAAGCATGTTTTGGTACATCATCCCAAGCTCGCACTGTTTTCGCTTCACGCGCACGAACGGCATTATGGTCTTGATGAACGCCCCAGCCTCCCTAGCCCACAAGCGCCAACTATAGGCAGTCCGATGATTCGGCCTCTTGGGTCTATGTGACACGATTGCCGAACCAAGTGACCACGTTGTCATTAGCCAGTCGATGAGCGGGCGATCTGTGTTGGCGATCTGAATAAGCAACTTTGGCGACACGGCCAATCGTCCGGATACTGTCTTGCGATTAGAGCGCAGCGCCAAACTTACAGACCCCTCACCATCGAAGATCCCGGCGCTATAGGCGATTGCGGCTACAGGAAGGAGAACAGTCCCATTGGGCGCCAGTTCGATTCGTCGCTCTTCCCAGGTCACTTAGTTACGCTCCCTTCGAGTCAAGGCACATGCGGTCGCGCAGGACCTTCTTGATCTGCTGGACAAGCATGCCGACTTCCCCGCGAACCGAGCGGGGCAGACTCCCGTCCGCGTCGATCATGGCCTCAAAAAGGCGGACCCTGCCGGCCGTGTCGAGTTCGGCGCACTTGCCCAGAAGCCAATCGATTTCCCAGTTGGTCAGGTCCTTCATGTCACGCCGCTCCCTTCTCGTGCACCGGGCACGGCCCAGCGCCGCGCATGCCCAAGCAGTGCGGGCATGCCTCGACGTGGAGGCCCTTCTCGCGCGCCGCGCGCTTCGCTGTGACCGCAGCGCGATGGGCGTCGAGCCGCGCGTGAACGACCTCAACAACGTGGTCCCAGCTTTCGGCGGCCGCCTGGTCTTCGTGCCCCTCGTGCCAAACAACGAGGCTGTGATCGCACCGAATCGTGGCGCCCTTGCCGAGGAAGTCCACGAGGACCGCGGCCTCCTCCACGCCCTTGCAGGCTGCGCGGTATTCGAGGCCGATGTAGACCTTCCAGAGAGGTGACGCGGCCATTACTATGCTGCTCCCTTCTCGCGCGAGGCCACGACGGCCAGGCGGTACGCCTCAATCGCTGCCCGCACGTCGTCCGCGTTGCCGCAGCGATCCAGTTCGTGGACAGCCGCTTGGTGCAGCCTGAGCAGTGCGGCGTTGTCGCCGACGCGCGCCGCCGCGATCGTCTCGATAGCGTGGCGCGCGGTCTTGTCGCTCCGCACGTCGAACGGGCCACGGCGGCACTCGGCAAGCGAGATGGCGCGGGTGTCCTGCGTGGCGCGGAGGCGGCGGCTGCGAAAAAAGGTGTTCACGCTGCCCTCGTGCTGAAGAACAGCTTGATGACGAGGTTGCCAGCGTCGCCGCTGCTCGTGGCCGCGTTCATCTGCTCGCGGAGCACGCGCAGCGTCTCGTTCGTCGGGTGACGCGCCCAGTAGGCGGCGAGCAGGTTCTCGTCCCAGCACGCGCAGTGCGCGCGGAACTCGGCGGGCGTCACCGTCGCAGCGAGCGCGGCGGCCTGCTCGTCGGAGAGCCAGCGGTAGTCACCGGCGAGGTGCTGGTCGCGCTCGTCGTCGGTCAGGGCCGAGAGCGGGAGGGAGAAGGACTCGCCGTCGCGGTCGACGGTGAAGAGGGTCTCGGTTCGCGTTGCCATCGTTCGGATAGGTTAAGCGAACCTAATCGAAGCGCAAGTAAAAATCGACGACGCGCCGAAAAATTCGGCGAAGCCCTAGGCGGCGGCTTCGGCGAGAAGAAGCTACGCCGCGTCGTTGTCGCTGCCGACGAGCGCGACGCGCTTCTGGTCGGTCAGCCGGATCTTCGCGACGCCGGGCCCGGGCCGTCCCGATGCCCAGCGGCGGATCGTCCGCTCGTCAGGCCAGACCCACGCCTCGGGGCCACGCACGCGCACGCTGGCCGGCGCGACGACGGCGAGCGGCGACATGAGCACCTCGCCGAAGCGGAGCGCTGCCGCCGTCTGCGTGCAGACGATGACCTTCGCCAGACGGCGCGGAGAAAGGCCCTCGGCCCGGTAGAACGAGCGCACGGCGGGCCGCGGCATGAGCAGCGCAGCGCCAAGGTAATTGGCGCAGACCTCTTCCTCGTCGAGCGGGCCGCGGAAGCCGGCGCGCGCGAGGAGCACGTGGCCGAGCTCGTGCGCGCAGCAGAAGTGCGCGTACTCGAGCGGCACGGACGCCTTGATCGCGATCCGCTGTTGCCCCGCCACTTCGAACGTGACGGCCGGAGGCCCGACCATCATGCGCGGCCGGTCGACGGAGCCAGCGCCGAGGTGGGCGCGAGCGAGCCGGAACGCCGACGGCGGACGTTCCGGGTCCTCGTTTACCGCTTCAATGGCCTCTACTGCGAGCGCCTCAAGATCCCCCAGATCCATGTCGCAGGATGGCTCTGCTTTGCCCGCGGCGGAAGATGGATCGTGGCGGACCAGGTGCGTTACAGCTAGGTCGAAGTCCGCCGCTGCTCACGCGCGCAGCGTAGCGCCATGCCGTTCGTCGGCTTACCATGACGACGTGAGAATTATTGCGATAGCGGTTGCAGTGTCGGCGGTGGCGTGCTCGGCGGCGCAGGGTCTTGAGGGTGCCGGTGGTTCAGGAGGTAGCGGGAGCACGACGGACAGCGCGAGCTCGTCGGCGGCTGGAACGGGAGGCGCCACGTCCAGCGTGAGCTCCTCGTCATCGAGTAGCACCGGCGGCGGGACGGGGTGCCCGGATGCCGCGTGTCTACAGCCCGGCGACGCCGACACGATCATCAACTGCGACCCGACGTGCGGCCCCGTCGACACGGTGTGCGCCGACGTCTGCAACGATTCGAAGGTCCTGATGCTCAGCTTCGGAACGACTAAGGTCAAGGCGCCGCAGACGGCGCTCCGCGACCCGCGCTGCGCGTGCGACACGTCTAGCGCTACGCTTTGGGCGCTCCCGGTCGCGTTCCCCGCTGGCACGACGTGCGGCGGGACGTTCGCATACGGTGGCGCGATCCCAAGCATCGCGCCGCTGGGCTCGCCTCAGCCTCTGTCTTGCGATTCGCCCACGGGCGGGTGCGAGACCATCACCGAAGGCTCGTTCGCGGTCCTGCAACAGCAGGCACCAGGACTCGGCGGAGTCTTCACGCTCTTCATCTCGAACGCGACGCCGTGCACCATCGCGCCGTGCGACACGTACGGCTGCAACGGCACGGGCGGCGTCTGGCAGTAGCTACTTGCCGCACGCGGCCATGAAAAGCAGCCGGTAGAAGCCCCACAGCAAGACCACTCCGACGAGTAGGCTCGCAAGCGATCGCCAGGCCGATGCGTTCGCCTGCTTTTCTAGGACGGTCTTCTGCGGTGCGCCGCAGCGTGGGCAAGTCGGCGCCTCGTCGGATAGCTGAATCCCGCACGTCGCGCATGTTGTTAGAGCCATATTTCCTACCTCGTCCTCCGCTTTTTCTTCGCGAGTAGCGCTCGGCGCTCGGCAACTTCGTCGCGCTCCTCAGGCTTTGGTGGCAGTGAGAGGACGCGATGAGGGCGGCTCGTCTTGATGAGCTGAGCCTCGCGGTTCGCCCGTCGATTCGCCTGCGCCACGCTATCGATGAAGTCGACGATGCCCTCGGGCGTCATGCTGGCGAAGCCGTCGGACCCACGCGCCGCCACAGCTGTTTTGATCTCGTCATGAGACCAGCGGCCCGGGTTGCGCTCCACCGCGTCTCGAAAGGAAGCGCCGAGGTTTTCGAGATCGACCGGGCCGTCTAACGGCACGGGGTTCTCCGCCTCCCATGCGGCCGCATCACGTCGGAGCTCCCACTCCTCGACGCCACGGAGTGCCGCGAAGCCACGCACCGTCTTGGGCCCAGCGCCCCGCGCGAAGCTGATGACGTCGTGGATCTGGGCCCCCGTGACGCCAACAGCGGCCGCGAGCTCCTTCGCCGTTGCGCGGTTCGTGCGCATCCAGGCCACCGCCAAAAACTGGAGGTATCGGCCCATGGTCAGCTCCGGCGGCTTCGGCATGGGACCACCGTAGAAGCCCACAAATTTAGGCGACCTAACTTTTTTTTGCGTCCAGGCTTGCGCGCCCCGCCGCATTCGGTTAGGTTCACCGACATGCCGAGGACCGAATCGCCAGTGCCGCACCCCGACCTGGGCCGGCAGTTGCTCCAGAAGTTCATCGAGGAGCTCGACTTCACGGCCCTCGATGCCGCCAGGGCGATCGGCGTGAGCAACGCAACGATGTCTGAGTGGCTCAACGGCCACGGGAGACCGCGGCATCCGCTGCGAGGTGCCATCGAGCGGTGGTCGCGCGGCAAGGTGCCCGCGTCGGCCTGGGAGACGAGGGAAGAGCGCGACACGGCGACTAGGCCCGAGCCGGCTCGGCCGAAGACGGGGACCTGACGGTGCCACACTACCCCGCCCACCTCCGCGAGCTCGTCGTGGTCCGCCACATCGATCGCGACATCTACGGCCTGGCTGTCGCAGGTTCGGGCGTCGGCTTGACCACTGGCTCCCGCGCGTGGACAGAGAGTGCCGCCGAAGCGCTCCGCAGCGCGATTGCGCAGCACCTCGACCGGAACGCACCACACGCCGTCCCTGAGCTCGAGCCAGACGACCTCGCGGCCCTCGGCCAGGCGGTAGCGACCCTGCGCGCGGTCGCCGAGCGAGCCGATAGCAGCGGCGACCCCGCTCGCAAGCAACGCGTCAGCGAGGCGCTCTACACCATCAGCAGCGAGCTCGGCGCGATGCAGCTCGACCTGCTCCCGACGGAGGAGACCTGACCCATGAACGCAGCTACCCAGCGTGCCCAGCGGATCGTCGCCGACTTCGAGTTCGTCGAGGGTGCTCGCGCTCGTGTCGTTCGCCGTATCGTCGGCGCCTTCGACGAGCACAAGCTTATCCTGTTGAGCGCCGGCTACCGCGCCGTGGATTCGCTTCCCGAGGGTTCGGAACGGCAAGCGGGTGAACGGGTAATGGCCGCAATCTCGCGCGTGGCGTTTGAGGACCAGCAGGCCACGGCGACCTGCGGCGTTGCGGAGACGGTGTAGCTCATGGTCCCGCGCCTGCCGTGGTTTCTGCACGTCCTCGCGGCGAGGGTGCGCCCCCCTGGGTCTATCGGGTGGCGGTCCCGCGTCATTGTCGTTGACGATTACGCCCGGCAAATCCAGGCGCTGCGCGTGCAGCAAGAGCAGCGCCCGCTTCGCCCTCTCGATGATGTTCGCGATTTCCTCAGGAGCTGAATCCACATGTCGGCCGCCCGGAACATCGTCACCGCTGTCGCCTCGCCCATCGACGAGGCGGAGCGCCTCGCGCCAAAGCGGCTCGGGCCTCGCGACAGTGGCATCCGGTCGGCGGTTCGTGCTGTTGCTCATGAGACGAAGGTGGCCCCGCTCGGCGTTCCCGCAACGTGCCCGGCCACCCCTGGAACTGCGTTCACCAAGCGGAGCCCACGCCGCGCGTCAGCCGACGCCGTAGTCGCCCACATCCTCCACGAGGCCCTGGTTCAGGCGCAGGCCTGCAATCCGGACCTCGGCGCGGCTCTCGACCTGAGCGCCGAGCATGCCCGCCAGCTTCGCATCGGCGAGCGCTTCTTCAGCGCCGGCAGCGTGCTCCTGGTTATCGGCGGGCTGCCCGCGGCGCGGGTCGCGTTCCTCAGGCGCTACCTGTCGACCATTGCGGACCTGACTGGAGCTGAACTGTTTCTGGCCGTGTGCGTCGACGTGTTCGGCGTCCAGGCCGTCATGGCCGCGGTGCAACGCGGCGGGGAGTTTGGCCGATGAGTACCGCCTATGAAGCGCTTTCTCCCGTGGACGTGACCGGGCGGCCGCGAACGACCACGCCCACGCTCCCCGACGCCGAGGAGCTGGCCAACCTCGAAGGTCGCGCCGAGCGCTGGGAAGCGTTGGCTATGCGTCTCGAGACGGAGATTGCCGAGCTTCGCGAGGAGCTCAAGCAGTCGAAGGAAGAGACCGACCGCATCATGCGGGCGCTGGGCGCCTGCGAGCTCGACCGCCGTGCCGCCGTCGAGGCGCTCGCTGGGAGGAAGGCGTGAACGTGTACCTGGCAGCCGCGTCAGAAAGCCTCGCCATCGCTGGCGGCTTCATGGATCGCCTCGAAGCCGCCGGCCACCGCGTCCACCGCTGGGACCGCGAAGTCGCCGCCGTGCGCGCCGCTGGCAAGACGGACCGCGACCTCTCCCGGTCGGATCGTCTGCACGCTTCCGCCGGCGACTTGCAAGGCATCGAGGACGCGGACGTCTTCTGGCTCTTAGTCCCGACGGAGCCGTCCGTCGGCGCCTGGGTAGAGTTCGGCTACGCGCTCGCGTGCGCGGTCGAAACTGGTGGTGAGAAGCCGCAGCTCGTCGTGAGCGGCGACGCTGCGCGGAGCATCTTCCTCTCTCAGGGCCACGAGACGTTTCCCGACCACGAGACGGCCCTGCGCTGGATTCTCGAGCAGCGCGAGCCGGGGAGCTCGGACCGATGAGCGCCGCCGACCTCGGACCCGAGCTGCCTGGCGAAACGGTGGCCGATGCCCTCGCGCGGGTGCTCTGCGAGCGGGACCAGCTGCGGCGGCAGCGTGACGAGTTGCAGGCGAGCAACACGCGCCTCGTACTCGAACGCCGCGCGCTGGACCTGCCGGCCATGGTCCGCGAGTTCCACGAAGCAGCGGGGGCGCCGGTGCTCGAGGCGCCGCGCGTGCCTGGCGACGACCGCGTGCGGCTTCGGTTGCGCCTCATCGTCGAGGAGTGCTTCGAGGCCCTGGAGGCATGCGGCCTGGACTTCGCCGCACCCGGCACGGACATGTCGCTCAAGTCGTGGCTCATGCACGCGATTGACAATCATCCGCTCTGCGTCGACTTGCCGGCATTCGCTGACGCGTGCGGAGACATTGACTATGTGGTGGCTGGCACGCGATTGGAGTTCGGAATCAACGGGGCGCCGATTGCCGCCGAGATTCACGCGGCGAACATGCGCAAGTTCCCGACGACGGTGGACGAGCGGGGGAAGGTGCTGAAGAGCGCCTCGTGGGTCGGGCCGGATGTGGCTGGGCGGTTGCGGGAGCAGGGGTGGACGGGAGAGGGACGATGATTCAGGACGAACGATACGGGCTTCTTCGGTCTCACCAGTGGGAGGGGAAGGCCCTCGCCGAAGACATCATCAACGGACGGCGAACCGAGAAGGTGTTCGTCGCGTCCGTCACGCCTGGTGGTGGCAAGAATAGGCTCGCGGCGATCTTCGCGCACGAGCTCCTGGACGCCTGCATCGTCGATGCCGTGTGCATCATCGGGCCGAACGATGCTCTTCGCCATCAGACGAAGCTGGCATTCCACGATCCGGCACACGGGCTGCCGCGGCACATCAACGCAGAAGGAAACAAGTCGCTCGGGTCGACGCAGCAAGCGATCTTCGCGGCGAGCGGCTACGTCACCACATACGCGGCCGTGGTGCGTGCGGTAAAGCGACATATCAAGCGTTTCATGGGCAAGCGCTACCTGCTCGTGCTGGACGAGCCTCACCACCTCGCCGATGCAGAACATGCGCAATGGGCGAAGGCCATCCGCGAACTGAAGGAGTTCGCGACCCTGACGCTGCTCATGAGTGGGACGTTACGACGCCACGACGGGGAGCGTATCCCGTTCGTTGAATACGACGAGGACACCAAGCGCGCGAAACCCACCATCAAGTACACACGTCGGCAAGCACTCGAGGAGCACGCGGTGCTCCAGGCGTTCTTCCGCCTGACGGATGGGACCTCGCACTACGACTACCGCAATCGATCGCATCGCGTCGCCCTCAAGGAGGCTAGCAAGAAGGAGACCGGGCGCGCGCTCAAGGCGGCGTTGCTTGACCCTGAATTCCGAGCCGAGTTCGCTTGCAAGGCGCTGGACGATTGGCTCGACTTCCGGCGGAACGTCTATCAGAGCCGCATGATCGTCATCTGCCATTCGCAGGACGCTGCGAAGCAGATGGCGAAGTCTATCAAGGAGCGACTCGGTACCAGCTTCCAGGTCGCCTTGTGCGTCTCAGACGCGCCTCGCTCCCAGCGCGCCTTGCGGCGCTTCCGCGAGAACGGTGAATGCCACGTGCTTGTGACGGTCAACATGGCCTACGAAGGGCTCGACGTGCCGGACGTCACGCATCTTGTCTGCCTGACGGACAAGCGTTCGGAGCCGTGGCTTGAGCAGGCGTTCGCGCGCGCGACGCGCGTCGACCCGAACTGCGGGCGCCCATGGGAACAGCAGCTCGCCTACATCTACGTGCCCGACGATCCTCCGATGCGCGGGTTCATCGATCGAATCCTCGAGGAGCAGGAAGAGACGTTTCGCGAGAAGGGCGAGGGCGGTGTCGCGCCGAAGCACTGGAAGTCGTCCTTCCGGCCCTACGGGGCCGAGATGGGGGGAGACGAATACGCTGACTTGCACGGGCGCCTATCGCCCGAAGAGAACGAGATCGTGGACGAAGCCCGCGGCAAGTTCCCCGCACTCCGACATCTCCCCCCGCGTGAGATTCTAAAGCTCGGCGAGCACTTCCGCGGAGCTCCGGCGGCCGCGCCCGCACCGAAGCCACCGACGAATGGAGCGGCTCGTGCTGGCTGATCCGGGGGTAGGCAAGAAGGCGGCGGCGGTTGGCACTGTCGAGTGGGCGCAGCACGTGCGCCTGACGATGCAGTCGATTGTCCACGACCTGCCGAAGGCGCCCGAGCGGTTCAAGGGCTACGTCGAGCTCTGTCGGGAGCACCGCGCGTGGACGCTCATGAACAAGCCCGACGACTCGACCTTCCGCACGTTCGAGGAGTTCTGTGAGCACCGCCAGCCGTGGGGTCTTGGGAAGCCGTACGCCGAGATCGCGCCCTTCCTCGAAGCCGCGATCGGCAAGCCCGCTCTCCGCCTGGTGACGGCGCCGGAAGGCGACGGCCGCGAGGCGAACGGCGCGAACCAACACAGCAAGCCGGATGAGGATTCAGGGTCTAAGGCCCGGAATCCTCCCATGACCAGGGAGCAGGTTCGCGACCGTGCCGTGCTCCGAGCGCCCGAGCCAGCCGTGAACCTCTACAAGGCCGGCCTGCTAGGCCAGAAGGAGGCCGCCAAGCTCGGGCCGAAGAACCCGACGCCTGAGCAGGCGGCGAAGGTAACGGAGGTCGCACGCGCCGCCGCCGAAGCCGCCAAGGCCGAGCCCAGGCCCAAGACGGAGCCGGAGCGGAAGAAGCTCCAGCAGAAGATTAACGCCGTCGTCCGCGAAGCGCTCGGCGTCGAAGAGGACCGTGTAGCTAAGCTCGCACGAACCGTCGTCGCCTTTGCGCCCGTCGACGTAGCCCGCTTCGTCTCTCTCCTGGACGACAACGCCCGCCGCCGTCTCTTGACGGCCCTCGGAGGTGTGTGATGCCCGACTGGCTCGTGCAGTTGCTGAAGAACGTGCAGTGCGTCTACGGCGTCGTTGTCCTGGCTGTCTCCGAGCATGCCAAGCTGCTTGCGCATGCCACGCGCGCCGCCGTCTACCGCCAGCGACTCACGGTCCTCGCGGACCGTCTCGACGCGCTTGAACGCTCCTACGCCAACGCGACGGTGCTGATTGACATGAGGACCGAGCAGCGGGACGCCGCCCGGCGGGAGCTTGCAGTCTACCAGGCCCAGCTCGGGCAGGACATGCTCGAGCTCTGCGGCGAGCGCGACGACTGGAAAGAAGCAGCCGAGGGCAGGGCCGCGGCGCTCAAGGTGCTCCTCGCGGCCGTGCGGCAGCGCGGGCTCTGCGCTGCGTGCGGGGAGCCGCTCGACCGGTGCCCGGAGCTCTGCGCGGCACGGCGGGCCTACGAAGCGCTGGCGCCGGTGGCGGGCGAGAACTTCGTGGGGGAAGCGTGAGCCGCGTTCTCGTCCTCGACGACATGCCGGAGCGGCACGAGGTCATCGGGCCCATGCTCCGCGGCCTCGGCCACGACGTCGTGGAAGCGCGCAGCTACGCCGAGGCCGTCGAGGCCCTGAGCGGCAAGCGCTTCGAGGAGATGTGGCTGGACCACGACCTGGAGGACTTCGAGATTGCGGACCTCGACGCCGAGCATGCGCCCCACCTCGTCGTACCCGGTGAGCGAACCGGCAAGACGGGCACCCACGTTGTCGAAGCCATCTGCGCGCTTCCTTCTTCGAAGGCACCGCGCCTCGTCGTGATTCACAGCTGGAACCCTGAGGGGGCTCGGCGCATGGCCGCCATCCTGAGCGGGTTCGGCATCGCGTTCTCGATTCAACCGTTCTCGCCGAGGTGGTCATGACAGTGGAGCTCGCCATCTTCGCCGTCTGCTGCGCTTTCGGGCTCCTGTTCGCCGACCTGCTCGGGCCGAGGGACAAGCGATGAAGCTCGTCTACCCGCCGCGCATCGTCGCCACCCCCGGCCGCTGCTCCGGCAAGCCGCGGGTGAAGGGGACTCGCGTGACGACGGCCGCGATCGGCGCCCTCTTCGTCGACGGCTTCTCGGTCCTGCGGATCGTCGGGCTGTACCCGTTTCTCACGCGGCACGACGTCGAGGAGGCGCTTCGCTTCGAGCTGCCGCGCATCGCGCGCAGGCAGGCGGCAAGGCTTCGGAGGCAGTGGGCCCGGGCCCAGGAGTAGATGATGCCGATTCGAGCCGACAACCGAGGCCGCTACCCGAAGGCGTGGAAGGCCATCCGCGCCCGCATCCTCGCGCGGGCCGAGAACAAGTGCGAGTGGTGCGGCGTCGCCAACGGCGCGACTGGCTACCGCGACAAGGACGGGACGTTTCACCCGTGCGCTCTCGACGCGTTCGACACGGACACGGGGTCCTGCGCGCCGCCGGCGCATCGCACGTTCCGCATCGTGCTCACGATCGCGCACGTGCACGACAAGAGTCCTGAGAACTGCGCGGACGACAATCTCGCGGCGCTTTGCCAAAGGGACCACCTGCGGCATGACCTCGCCGACCACATGCGGAACGCGGCTGAGACGCGACGGCGCAAGGCGGACGAGGCGAGCGGGCAGACGACGATTCCGGAGGTGCGGTGATGGGCAAGTTCTACGTGCGCACGAACACGGGCGAGCTTTGGAAGCGCCGGTTTGCGACGGCTGAGGAGGCGTGGGCCTTCGCGCGAATGCTGCACAGCTCGCGCAAGCCCTGTCGTGTTGGGCACGTCATCCCCCGCCGCGAGCGCGAGGCGCGGGACGCCCTGGTCGCGGCGGCGCTGGCGTGGGCGGGCACCGATTGCCCGATCCCCTGTAGTCATCGGCTGTGCGCAGCCGCCCGCGCCTACCGCAAGGTGTCGAAGTGACGCGCGCCGAAGCCGCTATCGCCGTCGCGGAGCACGTGTCCGACCTCGTGACTGACGGTTGGCAGTGCCCATGCTGCGGTGGGTTCGACGGGCCCGACCGGCCCCAGCGACACGACACCATCGCGGATGGCGATGATTGGGATTGCCCGGTCGGGGTGTACGCGGCGAGCTTTCGCCTTGAGGAGGGAGTATGACGCCGGCGGCAGCAGTGGCAGCGGCCAACAAGGCCGCGCGCCAGGCGCTCGACCGCGCTGAGGCCGCAGAGGCGGGCCTGGCCGAGGCGCTGGCCCTCATTGAGCACACGGTGGACCTGCTCGCGTGCGAGGGCCACGTCGTACTAGGCTCCGACCATCCGCTGCACACGGTCCCTGCCCGGTTGCGCGCCCTGCTCCCGAAGGTGCGCCCGTGACGCCCGCCGAGATGCGGGAGCAGATTGAGGGCGCCAACTATGATTACGAAATGGCCCTCGATGCCGTTGACGCGTGGGAAGAGGAGCACGAGCGCGCCGAGATGTTCATGGCCACGGCGCTCGAATGGCAGACGCGCGCGGCGGCGCTGGAGGCGGGGCTGCGGGAGGCGCTGGACCTGCCGATCATGACCGCCCCCGAGGCGCATGCTCGTGTTCACCGCCTCCGTGCCCTGCTCGCCGCCGCTACCTCGGCAGATGAGCCCGAGACCGTGATCACGTCGGATGCGGCCTACGACATGGCGACAGGTCCAGCGCGCCCGCCGACTGAGGCGCTGCGAAAGATCATGCGCGGCGCCCCCGCGGACGCCGCTGGCTGTTCATGCGGTCACGGCTCCGAGGCCCACGAAATTGAGCGCTCGTGCCTCGTGTGCCAATCCGTGTGTGAGACGCGACAGGCGGAGCTGCGTGGCCAGACCGTGGAATGGTGGATCGCTCGGAACGCATTTTGGCAACAAGCGGTGGCGCCGCTGGTGCACAACCCGCTCGATGGTCCGCAGGCGTGCGGAGAGATCCTCCGTCAGCGGGCGGCCGAGCTCGCGGGACTGCGCGCCTGTTTCGAGACGTGCGCGCCGCGCTGTAAGGAATGCTGGTGGCACTCGAAAGTGCCACTTCGAAAAAACCCGTTCGCCACCAAAAGCGTTGGTGAGCATTCGTTACATCCAGAGGATCTGTACTGC